GGCTGCCGCGCGCTGGCGCATGGCGTGCAGTTCAACGTCACGTGCGCGCTCGATCGCGATCTGGCGCGCCACGCCAGCTTCCTGCGTGGCCAGCGTCTGCTTCCACCACGACTCGTAGTCGCTGCGCTCGCGCGAGCGCATGGTGTGCAGCTCAATATCGCGCCGCTGCTCGATCGCAAGTCGTTCGGCTGCGGCTTTTTCCCACCAGCGGGTGTATTCCTGGGCGGCGCGCGCGCTGGCCGCGTTGAGCTCCGCGTCGCGGCGCTCCTGCATGTCGAGCACTTTGTTCCACCAGGCCACGCGCCGGGTGAGATCCGCCTGGCGCAGCTTGTCGAGTTCGACATCGCGCCGCTGCTCAACGGACAGCATATTCTTGGAAACTTTTTCGGAAGCTGCGACAACGGCATTGCCGCCGGAAACGACCTGCCCTGCCATGCCGGCAAAGCCGGCAGTGATCGAGGCCTGCATGACCTTCATCTGGTCTTCCAGACGCGACACCGCGCTGTTATTGCCCAGGTTCGTCATCGCCGCGTGGAGGCGGTCAATGGCTGAGACGATCCGCTCGATGCCATCGGCCCCGCTGGATGTGACTGGTAGGTCGATGCTGTTGTTGTCGCTCATAAAGAAAGCCTCCGTTAGATTGCCATTATCTAACGGAGGCTTCCTGGAGGCAAGTTACTTCGCGGAATTGTCTTTCCGCTGGGAATCGACGTGCTCGAGATAAGCGTTGTCGAGGCAGATCAGGTGTCGAAGAAGGCGATCCCGTTCGTCGATTTGGGTGATATGAAACAGTTCGCAATACTTGAGCACGCCGGACACTGCGTCGAGAGGTAGCGGGCCGCCCATGCTGACCTGGCGGCCGCGCGCGATTACCTGGTACGCGTTGTAGTAGTAGGCTTGCCTGGCATCGAGGACGGGGCGGTTTTTCAGTGCCTCGGGCTCGATGCCCATTTCTTCCTTCAGCTTCTTCAGGAAGTCGAGCTTCCCGCCCCAAGTGGCTTCCCACTTGAGGTAGGCGCTTAGTTTTTTGCGTCTGCCTCTTCGACTTCGAAGCGGAAGTTCTTGAAGTCGTCCGAGCGGCGGGCCACTTCCTTCTGGAATTCTTCCACCAGCAGCAGGCGCTTCGCGTTGGCGACGCTGTACTCGAGCTTCTCGCCCTTGAAGGCGACCGGACCGGTCCAGCCCAGCAGCACGGTGTGCGCCATGACTTCAGCCATGATCTGGTTCGAGCGATCCTTCGCTGCGGCCAGCTGCTCGGCGGTGTCCTTCAGTTCCAGGGTGTGCTTGTGCGCTTCGTACAGCTTGTTGAGCATCTTCTGGTAGGTCGGGTTGTTCGAACGCGCGATCAGCATTTTCACGCCGCCGCCGAAATCGAATTCTTTGCCTTCCTGCTCCAGCTTCGGGTCGACGGAGAACATGGTGAAAATATCGTACATGGTAGTCCTAGCAAGGTGGTGGGTTGAGAGCGCCCAGTGTACTCAAACAATTTCCTACTGTCAAAATAAAGAATGATGTCAGGCAATAAAAAAGCGCCGCTCCGAAGAGCGGCGCCAACCCAGGTCCCCACCTTGAGAACTGTTACGGCGTCACAGCCGCGCCAACGCGGTCGATGAAGATGGTGCCGCGCAGGTTCGCGTTTGCGTTGCCCTTGTCAGCGTAGGCCGTGTAATCGAACGTCGCCATCAGGTCCGAGTTCTTGCTGCCGGCCTGGATCTTACCATTCGACAGCTGCACGCGCGGCAGCTGGATGACGTAGCCATTACCGGCCGCGTCCTTGGTCGAGAAGGTCAGCGAGGTGTAGACGTCGCCGATGAACTTGTCGTACATCGCGCCGTCGGCGAAGTAGACTTCCAGCGAGCCGGTGACCACGAAGGTGCCGATGCCGACGCCGGCCAGACCCAGCACGCCCAAGGCGTCCTGCGCGCGCAGGCCACTGTCGATGTCCAGCGAGATCGACTTGATGACGGTGTTGGAGAGCGGCGCGCCGCCTTCCCAGATGTTGCCCACGCCAGTGACACCGTTCTGGATGTCGTAGGTCTGCGAGGCAGCGATGGTGCCAGGCATGTAGCTGGTGCCGTTCTTGCGCAGCGAGTCCTTGCCCAGGAAGGTGAACGTCGCTTCGGTCAGCGAGCGCGATGCGAACTGGGTCGAGAACTTCGAGCCGTACATGCCGCGGAACGCGAACACCTGGGCCGGCGTGGCTTCGGCGATCTGGCGCTCGATCGTGAACGAGGAGAGCGTGGTGCCGTTGGTCAGGCGCGAGGACGCAACCGAGCAGCCAGCGACGGCAGTGCCAGTGGCCAGCGGGGTCGAGGTGTCGACGGTGATGACGGTGGCAGTCGCCGGCGTGACCATCGAGTTACGGAAGAACTTGCCGTCGTTGGCGTGGCCAGGCGCGTTCAGGCGGATCCACTGACCAGGCTGCAGCGTGTTGAACGCAGTGCCAGTGGCGGTGATGGTGCTGGCCGTGAAGGTGCCGGCGAATACCGGGCTGATGCCGTTGGTGCCGTGGGCGGTCCAGGCGCTGCGGCAGACCGAGGCCAGGAACGGATCGTACTCGGCGTACTGCATGTGCACCTTGATGTCGCCCGAGGCTTGTGCGCCGACGGTCGTGGACGAGGTCTGTTCAGCAGTCGCGTTCAGCTCCTTGTCGGTCTCTTTCGACAGCTCGAACGAGAGGGACTCGCCGGTCATGCGCAGGAACTTGGCAGGGCTGCCGGTGGTCGGGGTTACGCCGAACTGTGCTTCGGGTGCGTAAGCAAGCTGTACGCGATCTGCTGATAGCATTTTGATGCTCCAAGGTAAAGTTTCCGTGAGTCTACCTTGGATGCTCTGTCACAGGTGCAAAGTTTGATGCCTTGCTGCAACTATTTTCGCCAGTAGTACCAGAAATCCGCCAACGCAGGGAAGTAGGCCTTCCCGTCTTTGGTCATCGAGCGATGCACCTGCGTGGCGTGGGTCTCGAGTCCGGACAGATTGACCATGTCGAAGTAGGGCGTGACGAAGGTGAGCAGCTGGCGCGCCCGCGCGCTGCCGGTGCCCTCCTTCACGACCGCGGCCAGCAGCAGCTGACCTACCTGCTTGACGAGCGGGTTCTGGCCAAGCTCGATCTGGCCGCCGCCTGGCAGGAAGTCGATCTCGACTTTCAGGTACGGGTTGGCCTGCAGCGGATCGTCGACACTGCAGACGTTGTCGATCTCGACGTGCAGCGGGTATTCGGTGAAGTCGGCCTGGATCTTCTCCAGCACCGTCATGATGGCCACGCGGGCTTGTTCCTGGTTCACGCTGAAATGTCCTTCGGCTGGATGCCCTTGATGTGCGTCTTGATGTATTGGCCGATGCGCACGTTGCCCGGGATGATGTTCACCGCGCGCAGATCCACCGTGTCATAGGGGCTGGTCATGGTGTCGCCGCCGGCGCCGATCTCGAGGTCGGTCGCGTTGACCAGGTGCACCTTCGATTCGAGTGTCACCCAGCGCAGCTGCAAGCCCATCCTGTGCAGCGCCTGCATGGCGAACTCGCGATCGCCAGCCTGCTTGACGTTGAGCCTATACCCGGTGCCGCCGTCTTCCTTGTCGAACGGCACCATGTCCGGCGCGCGGCCGCCTGGGCGGTAGACGGGCATGTTGCCGTTGACGGCGAAGTTCCAGTTGCTCACGAAGTCGCCCGAGAACTGGGGCGAGACCATCACGGCCATCTCGGCCATGGCGTAGAGCTTCTTGCGGAAGATCGCGTCGCCGGTGGCCTTGACCTTGCCGCGCAGCGCTTCGAGCTTCTTCGTGCTGAACCGGATCGCGTTCAGGTTGATCGCGATCACACGAGCCTCGCGTGCAAGGCGAAGGCGTCGAGCTTCGGCACGATCGACAGCACGCGCCAGCGCAGGCCCTGCATGGTAAATTCGGCGCCGACGGCCGGCGTGTGTGCGCTCTGGGCGATGAAGATCATTCGGTCGCCCGGCTGCACCTTGCTCTCGCCCTGCGTGCGGAACTCGAAGAACTTGGTCATGTCCATCTGCAGCGCCTGGACCGTGACCGAGGCGCCGACCGGCTGCTCGGTGACCAGGCTGCGCTTCTGGGAGACGAACACCGCGCTCTGCAGCGCGTCGGCGTCGAGCTGGTCGGCTTCGGTGATGCCGTACTGCTCGACCGAGTCGCGTGTCGTGCGCGCGCGGTAGAAGACGCCGCCCTGGCGCAGGATGCTGCCTTCGACGACACCTTCGCCCGGGGCGTGGTAAATGTTCCACATGATGTCCCAGTCGGCCGAGCTGCGCGTGTCGACGGTGTCGCGGAAGTATTCGCGGTGCGCGTAGAACGGCACGCCGGCCACACCGAGGCAAGCCTGCCCTGGCGTGAGCCGCTCCATCAGGCCGGTCGACTTCTTCAGGTCGTAGCTGCGGCGCACCGCGGCGCCCTGGAAGTAGTCAGGGTTGCTGTTGCCGACGATCCAGGGCTCGCCATAGACCGTGACCGCGCGACGCGCCGGGATGACGGTGCCCTCGTTCGTCGTCATCGTGCGCCGGCGCGAGGTCGAGCCCGACGAGGTGTGGTCGTCGTGCGCGGAGGTGTGGCACTTGAACAGCAGGTCCCCGGTGTACGCGTCGTAGACCGGGTCCTTGTCGAAGTAGGCGGCGATGTCGGCGAAGCGCATTAGACACCCGTGATCGGGCTGACCGGCGTGGCGACCAGCACGCGCAGGCGTTCGGCTGGCGTCGGCGCCACCGCGGCGGGATTGATCCGGGCGTAGGCGCCGCGCATGCGCACCTTCAAGGTGGGCAGGGTTGCCAGGATGTCCGCGCGCAGCTGCTTGTACGGGTCGCCGGTGCGCTGCAGCTCCGAGCGCGCATCCTTGATGATGCCGGGCGCGAACATGCCGACAGCGCCCAGGCAGCGCTTGGCGATGTGGTAGGCCGAGTACATCTGCACCAGGTCGAAGAAGCGCTCCTGGTCGTCGGTCTTGACCTCGATCACCGCGACGGTGGCGAAGTCGGCGATGATCTGCGGATGGATCGCACGCAAGTCCTCGGTCAGCAGGGTTGTGTAGATCGGTTCCTGCAGGACGTCGTCAGGCAGCTCCTGTTCGGAGACGCCGAGGACTGCGCGAACCGCGCTGCTGGTGGTGAGGTCTGTGGTTGCCATGTGGAACTCCTTTCGGAGTATTGTGGCACAGAAATTGCTTTCCGGCGAGCATGAAAAAGCCCGCTTGCGCGGGCTTTTGCTTACGGTCGGATGTCGTGCGGCGCTGCGACGCCGATGCCCTCGCGGGTGATGGTGTCCGGGCGCTTGTCGGCGCCGCCGATGCCTTCGCCGCGCATTACTTCTTCGCCTTCGGCGCGTCTTCCAGCGGGTTGTCGGTCTCGACAACGGTTGGCTGCGCTTTCAGGAAGGCCGAGTGCTTGATCTTGGTCGGCACGCCCGGCGCCAGGATGACCAGGTCGCTGCCCTGGATCTCGCCTGCGCGGCCGTAGTCGGGCAGCGGATGCTCGCCCTGGTTGACCAGCCAAACGCCGTCTTTGTCGATTACTTTGAAGTCCATGCTCTATGCTCCGTGTGGGGTGTGGAAAGGCGGCCCCTTTCGAGGCCGCCCGGTTATTACGCGATGACGAGGACGTCGAAGGCGCTGTTGTCGTCGGTGAACAGACGGTCAGCGACCTCGCTCCAGGTCCACACCATGCGCGAGCTGCGGCGCAGGATGAACTCTTCGGTCGCCTTGTACTCGGCTTCGGTGTTGGTGATCATCTTGATCGCCTGTTCCTTGTCGAGGCCCCAGACGGTGTTCGCTGGGACTGGACCGCCTTCAGCTGCCGAGTCGGTGATCAGCCACTGGACGTCGTTGCCGAAGCCAGGCACCTTCGCCGGCACCAGCTGCGGGTCGATGCGCGCCAGGGTCGGGTCGTAGCTGTTCGAGCCCGGACGGCCGGTGCGGCCTTCGATCTTCAGGTAGGTGTCCAGATCGCACATCACGTGGGTGATCTTGCGGCGACGCTTGTTGCGGGCCAGGAATTTCAGCCAGGCGCGGTGGGTCATGACGCCGCCGGTTGCAGCTGGGTCCAGCGAGGTCGAGGTCACCGAAGCGATCGCGCCGGTGCCGCGGTCCACGTCGCCCAGGAACAGGTCCGACAGGTAGGTGTTGACGCGGGCGTTGTGCTCGATGTCGATGAAGCGCTTCATGGTCAGGCCGAACATGTCGAGCGTGGTGCCCTTCATGGCTTCCTGGCTCATCTCGATGCCGATACCGTAGGCCGGGATGCTGAACGCGCGTTCCGACGTGGTGATCGTCAGCATGTTTGGCAGTTCGCCCAGCTGGGTGACGCGGGCCGCTTTGGCTGCGTTCACGCCGTCATTGGCGCCGCCGGCCTTCTTGTACGACAGCACTGGCTGGCGGTAGGTGTCGCCCGAGATCGGCATCGTGGTCTTCACCAGCGAGCGGAACGTGACGTCGTCGTCGCTGCGGCTGTCGTAGAACATGTCTTCGACCAGGTCCAGGACCGCCTGCGGGAACAGGATGCGCGACTGGGTGCCGTGCGGGTCCGAGCGTTCGCGGGTGTTGTTCGGGCCAGCCGAGAAGCCAGCTTTGCCTTCCAGGATGTCGTGGATCGAGGACGCGCGCAGGCCGAACTGGTTCTTGCCCACCAGGGTCAAGCCTTCCGATGCGCACAGCTGCTGCATCGGGGTGCCCTTGGAAGCGTCGCAGTCAGCGCCGAAACGGGTGTTGATCAGCGCGGTGACCGTCAGGTTCGCGTCGATCGCTTCTTTGTAGAGGGTGTCCGACAGCTCGACGTGCTGTACGTTACCTTCCGTGTTGATGAAAAATGCCATTTTCTATTTCTCCGTATGGAAGGTAAATTAGACGCGTTCGATGACGACGGTGGTGCCGACGGCGCCGGTGCCGACTTGGGTCAGCGAGACCACGCGCCAGCTGTGCGCACCCGGGGTCTGCGAGGTCGCCTTGCAGACTTTCGGGTAGGTGGCCAGAGCGGTGCCCTTGGCGGTGATGGTGCCGGCAACGACGTAATCGCCAACTGCCAGTGCGCCGGTGCCTGGGGTAGCCTGCAAGCCGTCCGCGGTGGCGAAGATCATGCCTTCGTTGACGCGGCCGCCGACGCTGAAGCCTTGCGAAGTCGAAGGCTCGACTGCGTAGATGTAGCCCTCGATCGCGTCGCCGGCGACAGCCAGGTCGTAGCGCGACTCACCGACGAGCTTGATCAGCTTGCCCTGGTCGAGGGTATTCATGTTGTTTGCTGCGCCCGCGCCGGCGCCCAGGCGTACTGGGTGAACGGTTGGGGTGCTGCCGGACGGCAGCATGAAGTGCATTTTAGCCATGGCGGCAGTTCCTTAGCGGTTGGTGGAAGCGAATTGTTGAGTGGCGAGCAGGAAGCCGACCGGGGCCGCGGCCTTGGTCTTCTTGTCTGCGCCTTCCGACTGCGACACACGGCCGACAGGGAATTTGGCAGTGAACTCGGCCTTCACGCGGGTGTGCTCGGTCAGCAGGGCAGTCGCGTCCAGCGATTCCACTGCAGCTTTCGAGCCGCCCATCGGGACGAGCATGTTGGCGGTGACGTCGCGCACCACGGCAACCAGGCCGTCGTGATGTGCAGCGATCTTTTCCAGGTCGGCGATCTTGGCGTTGGCCACAGCCAGTTCGGCTTTCACACCGGTCAGCTCGGCGCCAGCGCTGGCTTTGGCAGCTGCGTCGGCAGCATCGGCCTCGGCCTGCACGCGTGCAGCTTCCGCAGCGTCGGCTTCAGCCTTGGCGGCGGCATCGCGCGCTTCGATCTGCTCAGCGCTCATAGGGGTGCAGTCGGCGTTCAGGCCGAGGCTTGCAAGGGAGGCGCCGGCCGCGATGGCGGCGACGATTTCAGGAGTCAGGTGCATGGCTTTGCCTTTCGAATTGGAGGGAGTATTGCCAGATTGTTTCCTGGTGTCAAGCAATTTTAGTGCCAGGCCGAAACTTTGCACTTTGTCGACCAGGCCAGCCTTGACGGCTTGCTTACCGAGGAAGGTCTGGCCCTCCGTTACTTCGGCAAGTTTCTCTGCGGTGAGGTTGGGACGTCCCTTGGCCACCTGCGCCCGGAACATGGTGTGGATCTCCTGGAGCTGGGCGACTGCGCGCTCCTTGGCGCCGTCGGTCAGCGGCTCGACCGAGTTGAGCTCGGCCTTGAATTCGCCCGAGCGCAGCACTGTTGCCGTGACGCCACGCATCTCCATCGCCTTGCTGTTTTCGCTGTGCACGCGTAGCACGCCGATCGAGCCGACGATCGCGGTCGGGCCGGCACTCATCTCGCCCTTGATGGCGCTGGCCATCCAGTAGCCGGCCGAGGCCATCAGCTCGCTGGTGTGCACGCGCGACGGCTTCAAGCGCGAGAGCGTCTCGAGCGTGGCGGTCATATCGACGATGCCGGCGACGTCGCCGCCAGGCGAATTGATGTGGTAGAGCATGGACTTGGTGTCCTTGTGCTGCGCGGCCTCGATCGCGGCTTTCGCGATGTCGGCATAGCCGACCACGCCGAACAGCCGGAGGAAGCCGGCCTCGCCCTGGACCACCGGGCCGTCGATCTCGACGACCGCGGTGTCGCCCTCGTGGCGCCACATCGGCGGCAGCTTGGCCACCATGTCTTCGATCCAGCCGGCCTTCATGTCCGGCTTGGCCTGCATCGCCTCTACCTTGGCCTGCGCCTGGAGGACTTGTTCGAAGGAGTCCGAGGACCCCGCCCAGAAAATGGTCTTCATTTTTTCGCTGGCCCTTTAGGCTGCTCCGGGGTTTTCTTCATCGCCGAGGTGTTCGACGACGGATTGCCCGGCTTGGTGGAATCGGAGTCGTCGCCGGCTGCGGCCGACGCGGTCTTGAACATCGTGCCCATCAGCGGCTTGAAGCCAGTCGGCGGCAGGTTGTAGGTCAGGCGCAAGCAGGCCTCTTCGTCGGTCATGTAGCCGATCGAGACCTGGTTGGTGATGCGGTCGTACTTCATGGAGCGGTACGCTTCCAGTTCGCCGGCGGGCTTGAGCTCGATGTCGTCGAATTCGAACTCGACGGTCACGTCGTGGCCCATCAGGCGCGCAGCCAGGGTCAGCGCCTTGGAATAGATCTCCTGCAGCTTCTGGCGGACGGCGCCGTCGACGTTCTTGAGGAAGATGAGCGTCTCGGTCGAGGCCACGGTCTGCGTCTTCGCACCCATGCCCAGCACCGACGGCGGCGTCTTGACGGCGGTCGCGATCTTGCCGTTGTAGAGCTCGTTGACGGTGTTGAAGGTGTCCGGCGTGTCGCCGTTGTCGCCCTCGATGTACTTGATCGAGAAAAAGTCGAAGTGCACCATTGCCTCGTCGACACCCAGGTTGCTGATGGTGTCGTTGACCTGCTCGATAATGCCGTTCAGGTACGCGGTCAGCTCTTCCTCGTCGCCGATGATGTCGGGCGGGATGCGCTCGCGCAGCTTCTCTTCGTCGATCTCGATGTCGTAGCGCTTGAACACGTGGCGCTCGCACAGCTTGCGCAAGGTGGCCAGGAATGTGGTTGACGCCAGGACGGGCTGGATCGCCGACTCCATCGGGCTCTGCGGGTAGATGTCGTAGAGCGACGGGTCCAGGGCGACGTAGAAGAAGGTCGCGATGTCGAGGTCGATCTCGTCGCCGCCGATCTTCTGGATGGGCTTGACGCCCTTGCCGTCTTCGTAGAATTCGAGGGTCGAGACTGGCACCGGCACCCACTGCAGCGGCAGGCGCTGCTTGTCGAGCACCAGCTCCATGGCCATGGCGCCGGTCTGCTGGATCTCCTTGGCCAACGATTCGCTGACACTGCGCAAGCTGCCGACCTGGGAGAAGCCGTTGATGTAGTCGGCGCCGGTGTTCATGGTGCGCAGCAGCTGCAGCGCCATGCGGGTCGCGTCGACGTTGAAGGTGCCGTCCGGGTCGCGCGCGATGGCGATGAACTTTTCCGGAATGCCGACGCGGGTGTTCGCCGCCAGGCTGCCGGCCAGCTCGGGGCTGATGCGCGAGAGGTTGCGAACCTGGGTCGGCGTGTCGGCCGCACTGCGATACGCCGCCGTCAGGTCGACGTTGGCGATGTCAAAATTCTGTTTGGTGAGCTTGGAGGTCGACGCGACGATGCTCTTCCGGTAGCCCGGGAAGGACGCGCCGCCCGGCTTCGGAGGCTTCGGGGGTGGTTGGCTGGGTAGGTCAGTCGCCGCACGCATACGCGCGACGTCTTCGATATTCGAAGTCAGGCCGTCGGACGTGAAGTCGGACGACGAGCGCGTAAAGAGTTGGGTGATTTTCCACATGCCAAGATTGTGGCACAGAAATTGCTTGTGGAAAAGAATTTTCGCAGGCAACAAAAAGCCCACACATGGTGGGCTTCGTGCCGGCCAGGATCTCCCAACCCAAACTCGCTTTGGACGCGGTAACCAGCTAGTCGCTAGATGCGAGAACTATACCCGAGGGTTCGGCATAAAGCTATAGCGCAGGTGGCCAAGGTGGTCCGGCAAGCAGATCTGGACGCGGCCGGTCAGCGTCTCGGTGACGGAGATGTCGCCGCGCATCTCGCCAGTCAGGCGCATGACCTCGCCAGCGACGTCGTCGGCGTAGACGACCGGGCCCGGGACCGGCGCGCCATTGAGCAGGATCTTCGCATGAGCGATCAGGTCCGGGTGGTAGGCCGGGTGCGAGTGGACGGCGTGGATCTTCATGCTGCGAGCTTGCCTTCGACGCCACGCGCCAGGCGGCGGGTGTGGTTGGCCAGCGCCTGGGCCGCGCAGTGCAGGTAGACCAGCGCCGCGGCGTTCTCGTCGCAGGGGAACTGGCCCTCCTGCAAGCAGGCCAGGCGGTCGGCGACGACTGCCATCAGCGCTTCCATCGTCACGCCGTTGGTACCGTGCACGTCTGGGTGGCCGTTCTGGAAACGGATGTCGCACAGCACCGCGCTGGTGCCGAGCGCCAGCGCGCGCGGGTCCTGGGTGATCAGGTAGCGGTTGACGGCGCCGGCCGCGTTCGGCTCGCCGTGCGCACGGATGGTCAGTGCGTCAGCGTCGCTGGTGATTTTGCGTTCCATGACATTTCCTAAAAGATGGGGTTCGGAAATATTACCGCATGGCACCGACCACGTGGGAATCTTTTTTCTCCGTCACCTTCAGCCGGTGCGCGATCGCGAAGCCGGCGAAGCTGACGTTCTTGGACGCCGTTGGCGCGAGCCGGCACGCCACGTGCAGGTAGCCCAGCGCGTGCATGTAGTGGTCCTGGCCTTCGGGCGACTTGACCCAGGTCCAGGTCAGCTCGTTGAAGTTGTCGAAGACTTGCTTCCTCTTCATGTCCAGGCAGTGCTGGATGAAGAGTTCGTCCTCCTGGTCGTCGCCGGCCTGCCACAGCACCAGGCCGTTCTTGAACAGCTGCATGACCTCGTCGAAGTTCACGTCGCGGTGGATCTTCGCCTGGTTGATCGGCAGCTTGCCCTCCTTCAGGTTCTTGTCGACCATGACGAGCTCGTAGGTCGCGTTCTTTTTGTTGTTGTGATACACGCCGCCGTACAGGTTCTTGTCCGCTTTCTGCATGGTCTGCACCAGGTACGTCTCCGGCTGGCTGTCCATCACCTTCATTAGGCACCGGTATTGGCGCGCGAGCTCAAGTTTGCGTTTGTTTAGGTTGGCCAGCAGCGGGCGTTCCTTGTGCACCACACGCAAGCGGCCATCCTCGTCGATGCGGCCGATGCAGATCGTGCACAGCTGGCCGACGTCGATGCCCATGTGGTGCATGGCGCCGGTGACGAGCTCGCCGTCGGTGTAGCGCGCCTGGGACAGATCGCTGCGGGTGAGCTGGCTGTCGTCCTCGTTGGCGGTCTCGCCCAGCGCCTGGTTGACGAACTCGGCCCAGGTCTTGTACTTGGTGATCTCCTGGACCAGCGATGGGATGGTGACCACGTTCGGGACGTCGAAGGGCGTGACGAAGTAGCCGACCGCCTCGAAGTTGTCGTCCGGGTTCTCGCAGATCCAGCGGCGGTGCGCCGGCTGCAGGCTCGGTTCGGCGTCGCAGCTCGGGCAGTGCAGCCGCGCTTCGCGCCAGCGCACCTGGGGCAGGTTGTACTTGGTGATGTCCTTGAAGCGGCCGGCGTAGCCCGGAATCTTGACGTCGGTGTGGAAGCTCGGGACGAAGGTGAAGCCGCAGTGGTTGCAGGTGCAGGCGCGGCGCATGCGCCGGCTGGTTTTCATCTTCAGCGCGATGCCGACGTCGTCCAGGGTCGGCGTGCCGAACTCGCGTGTGAGCTTGAACTTCGAGTGCTTGATACGCGACTGGTACTGGCCCAAGGCGTCCGGGTCCGAGCGGTCGACCTCGTCGTGGATCAGCATGTCGGCCGGCACCGAGATCGCGGAGGTTGTGCCCGAGCAGCCGCGGGTATAGAGCAGGCTGGTGCCGATGCCCTTGATCTCGGTGTTATCGAGGTCGCGGTCGATGATCTCGCGCAGCGCCGGCGACTCGTCGATGATCGGGGCGATACGGGTCTTGCTGAAGTTGCTCGCGTCGTTCGCGAACGGCATCGTCAGGATGACCGAGAAGTAGGGCATGACGGCGGTGACGGCCAGCGCGTAGCGCGCCATGGCCTCGGACATGCCGATCTGCGCGCACTTCTGCACGTTCACGACGCGGCTCGTGTCGGACAGGATGTCCTTCTGGAACTCGTGGTCGTGGAAGGAGAAGCGATCGCCCTTGAGGTAGGTTTTCTCTTCCAGGTAGCGCACGACGTCGCCCAGATCGTAGCTGTTGAACAGCGCGGTATCGAGGCGCAGCAGGTGCGCACGGATTTCTGGGTCGTCGACGAGGTTCATTGGCGCAGGAGCAGAGAGATAGCCAGGCTGACCACCAGGGACAGGCCCAGGATGTCGGCCCGGAAGGCTTTACGGAAGCCGCGGCGGAAGGCTGGCCAGTTGATCGGCGGCCAGCCGTCGTACACGAGGCGCGCTGGTGGTGGCTCTGGCGGCGGCGGGATCTCGCGGGGCCGGGCTTTCAGGTGCGTAATTTTCATGCTGCCTCCGGTGCCGGCGTCTCCGGCTTGGTCAGGTAGTCGCCGTACAGGTTGAAGAACAGCTTCTGCTGCTCTTCCGGCAGGCTCTTCATGGTTTTCATCCAGGCGGCCTCGTAGCGCTTCAGGCGCTCGGCGTCGTAGACGACCTTCTGTTGCTTGACGATCTTTTCCAGCATGGCGCCGACCGAATTGAACACCTGCGCGCGCTGGTTGGCCGGCACGTCCTTGTCGTCCTGGATGGACGCAAGCAGGGCCATGCCCGAGCGGTACTGCAAGCCGAGCTCGTCGGCCATGTTGAGCATGCGCGGGTCGATTTGCAGCTTCTTGTCGACCGCGTGGCGCAGCTTGAGCAGGTCGTCTTCGGACAGGTCGGCGATGAGGGTGCCGGCGTCGAAGCCTTTTGCGGCCGGCTTGGCGCCGAGCGTGCCGTGATCTTTTAGAGCCATGTTTGTGTCCTTATTTCGTCATGCGGCCGACGTTCCACCAGGTGTGGCCTTCCAGGTAGAAGGTGTGGTAACCGTCACGGTGGCCGACCAGCGTCCACCAGTTGGCCAGGACGCAGCGCAGCTGCTTGCGCCAGCGCAGGTCGGGCTGGGTTTCTGGGGCGTCGCGCAGCACGCGCACAATGAAGCAGGTGTGACTGATCGAACAGACCAGCCCCCAGAGGATCTCCAGGAGCAGCCAGACGAAGGCGAGGGCGACCAGGCCCCAGACCACGGCGCCGGTCGCCCAGATGAAGTCGTCGAAGGGGTTGGAGATGATCATTTCTTGGCCTTGTAGCGGTAGATGGTGCGGACGCTGCAGTTGGCGCGGCTGGCGGCCTGGGCGAGAGTCAGTTCAGGGTCGTTGGCCAGGCGCGTGCGCAGCTCGCGGCGGGCGTCCAGGAGCTTGCCGGCGCTGCTGCGGTCGGGTGCGGGCTCTTTCTTGACGCCCAGGCTCTTGAGGACGCGGCAGAGGTGATGTTCGGTGACGTTCAGCTCGCGCGCGACAGCGCGGTTGGTCATCTCTCGGGAGACCAACTTGGGCAAGTAGGGTTGGATGTTGTCGCGCAGCATGCAATAAGTATGCCAGCTTTGTTGACAGCTGCCAATTTTATTGATGCAGAAGGGCAAAAGTTTCGAGAATTTCTTAGAAAAATTTGAAAATCGGCACAGAATTGTGCGATTTGCAACTGAAAAGTTTGAAATTGGGCCGCGTATTTTTGGGGCACCTGGGAGGCCAGGCCGACCCGTCTGTTGCCTGAAGGCATATACGTCTAGAACGCGCCCACAGCCCCCACAGGCGACGCCAAAAGCGCCGTATCACTTCATACGCGAATTGTAACAACGCCACCATGAGCCGCTAGGCGCGTCCTATGGCGTGGCACGCTTATTGCTTAGGTCCAGCGCCGATAGCGCCAGGCTATGCACGGTCCAGGATGCGATAGGTCTAGGCTATGGTAAACCCGGCCGCGCGATAGGCCAGGTCTATCAAAAATCCCACATCAATAGCATTTTACTTCGCGCCAGCGATAGGCCAGGCCTATTAGGTCCAGCCTTGCGATTAACAAATACAATCAAAATATGTGCTCAGAATGAGCTTTTTTAAGCGAATTAAGCTTGTCAAACTCATTTAGAAGGAACATAATCAAGTCTCAGTACAGGAACACGAAGACGAAACAACCGGCGCACTAGGCGCTAAACCTAACCACTAATACTGGAGTCTCAAATGAAACTTGCCCCACTCTCCGCAGTCCTCCTCTCCCAATTCGTTAGCGCTGATGCTGGTAACGCCGAATCGCAACACGATGCACGACTGTGCGCACTGTATGGCGCCTTCATGTGCGTCTTTAAAGACGGCAATAAAACGCAAGTCGAATTGGTGAAAGCCGCCGCCTCTACCTACACCAAAGCGGAGGATTGCGGCGTGCTGGTAGGTACGCCGGGCAAAGCCGGAGCCGCCGCTAAGCGCGCTTTCAAGATCTACCAAGCTTATGCGCATGGTATCACTGCCGCTTTCGATGATGTCGCGCCGTGCGCACTGCTCAAGATTGAAGGCAAGAAAGCCAGTATTGAGCAGTGCGCCGAGTACGCTGAGCGCGCCGCCTATATCGTCGGTGATTTGGTTCTGTCGGCTATCACGCCGAAAGAGAAAACCGAAGCGGAGAAGAAAGCCGCCGAGGAGAAAGCCGCCACCAAGAAAGCGGAGAAGGAGAAGGAGGAGAAAGCCGCCGCCAAAGCCGCCGCCGCTGAGCGCAAAACGGAAATTGAGAAAGCCGCCGCCCGCAAACTGGCAAGCGATGCTGAAGCCGTCATTGACGCGACGGTTAACATGCTGGCTGTTGGCGCGCTGGATGCTGAACAAATTGCCATGCTGGCTGAAGCGGTAGCAGCGGCACAAGCGCGCGCCGTAGTGGCGACCGCCGCCGCTCCAGTAGCAGAGGAGGCAACCGAAGCGGCATAAGCCGCTGATAAGTGCCCGGATAACGGGCACTTAATAAAGCGCTGTAGCAGCGCTTTATTAAGTGTCTAAATCCTCCGCCATAAAAGCCTAGCGCCCGAAAGACGCGCGACGCCATAGGAGGTTGTCTAGGGTAGAAACTTCGGGACATGCCGGTATTCGGCGCCGTCGGGACTTCCCTTGATATTGTTCATTAACAATTTGCCTCCTACGGTATGACGCGCTCTAAGCGCCGTCGTCAAAGCACCCATTAACTGATATTCAGGCATTGGACGCGGAGACTTCGGGACTAGCAGCGGCGCGGAGAATGTGGGAAATGAAGTAGTAAAAGAGATTCTCAGTCGGAGCAATACGGATTGAAGGCGCGCAAACAATAATGCGCCGGAGACTAAGAGGCACTTATCAGGGTTTGCGGAATAAATAACCGCCATTGCCGGATAGGGAAGAAAAGAATCGGAGCTTTCGCACAAGGTTGACTAGAAATAGTTGAGTGGAATGCTGGGCCCGAGACGCCATGCGCTAATACACCATGGCCGCTTAGTAGAGCACCTGAGAACAGTAAAAATAAAATCCTAGGCCATAAGGTACTAGGCGGCGATGAGCCGAACCGCTTTGGCAAGCGGTTAAACGCCTGTCTCGGGCGTGATAATACGAGAATAGAAATACCCTGCCCGTTGTGGACATTTCAGCGGGCAGGCATTTCTAGCACGGAGAATAAATCATGCCTTCCCTTCAAGATGCACTGGCCGGCGTGGCCGACAAATTCACGCCAGTGCCCCAACTCCGCCTGGCCAAAGTCCGTCCGAAGAAAGCGGCCGCGCCGAAAAAGCCAGCAGGCAAGTTGCCGCGCCGGGTGCCAATCGAGACCTTTGCTGTCGCCAAACAGATTCCCCTTTACGGCGAGCAGGGCGCCCACAGCGAGAGCCGCGAGCCGCCCACGTATGACGACGTATTCCCTGAGCGGTTCTTTGCCGGGCCGCTCTACAGCAGCGCCAAGCCAGCCGTCCCATTCCTGATAACCAAAATGCAGATTGGAAAAACGAAATGAACCTCATCCGCAACGCTTTCGCGAACGACACCCGCGACAAGAGCATCGCCGCCTTCCTCGTCCTTTGCCTGTTCGCCTTGGCCGGCGACCTCTGGACCCGCGGCACGGCGTCGCTGTACGGGCGCTTCTTCCTCTGGCTGGTCGAGGTGACGCTGTGAGGGCCATGGCGCCCTTCCGGCAGGCGGCGCTGGTGCTGGCCTACCTCGCTTCTGGGATCGTGCCTACGGCGGTTCTGGTGGTTCTGCGGGCCTCGCTGTAAGATTGCCGCAGAGAAAATTTTTGGTGGCGTGGTCAGTTCACAAAACACGCCCCTGTCCGATGTAACTTAACTAAGGAATTATCATGTATATCGCACGTCGTATGCTGGTCAACGAGTTCAAATCCGACGAAGCCTTCATCGCGAAGGACGCAGCAGGCAAGCCGCGCATCTTCTGTGTCGAGCACGAGAGCGGCCGCACCATCCCGGGCCTGTCCTGGACCGAAGCCGTGGCCGAGGCAAAGCAGCTGAACGAAGAATGCGCCATGATGCTGCTGGCGTAAAGCAAGGCCCCATTCCGCCTGGCGTTCGACCAGGCCTGCACCAAACCCCACCGCGAGAGCACCATGCACCCAATGTCGTTCTACATCATGTTCGACCTTGTGGCCGCGCTCAAACGCCTCAAGCACAGTCAGGACCTCTCCGTGGCGCGCCGCCGCGAACGGATCGAGGCCTTTGACCGCTTCTTCAAGATGCTTGACGAGCACGAGCAAGCCGCATTCCGCCTTCTGTTTTCCATCCCTGCCGGCGCGACCGGCGCCGACCTGACGAAACCACTATGACCCACTACACCCAGATCCCACGCGCCGACATGTGCGCACTCGCCGAGGCCATCAGCACGCTACTGCAAGCCGAGAAGCACAGCACCGACCAGATCGAGAAGGTCGACCGCCTGCGCACCGCAGCGATCGCCGCCAATCCGCACCAGTACGCCATGCTGTGCGCTGCGTTCGGCATCAACTCGCACCAGAGCGCCGAGCAGCTGCGCGCCACGCCCGAGAAGCTCGACCGCGAGCTCTCGATCGACAGCTTCCGCGCCACCCTCTCCAGCGTCGTCGAGCTGGCCCGAGACAACAGCGCCTTCATGTTCGCTGCCGCTGTCGACTACGACAACGTGAAGCAGCGCCTGATTGACCTGTACCCGGGCACGCTGGAAGAGATCTGCGCGCTGCTGGGCGACGAGCACGGCATCACCATCACGGCCGACACCACCGGCGAAGACCTCATCAAGAAGGTGAAGCCATGAAGCGCGACATCACCCGCTTCAAGCATGTCCGCGTCGGCGGCCGCTTCATGAATGGCCTGTACACGTGGATCAAAATCAGCGAGCTCGAGGCGCGCTGCACTCGTGGCCAGCGTCGCCAGACCTTCCCGGCTGACGAGTTCGTGAGCGTTTAGGCATGGACAGCTTCCCCGTCCTTGTCGTAGTACCAGACGTTGCCGTACACCGGATTGAAGGCAGCCCGCACAGCGCCTTGTTCCCAGGCGCGCAGCCGGCAGACGTAGTCATCGGCCACGTGGCAGGCCACAGGCACGAGGCGCCACTCGCCCTTGAACCAGTGATACTCCTGCCCTTCGGGAGCGCGAGGCTTGCTCGGCTTGGGCCCGAGGTTCACCCGCTGCATGCGCTGAGTCAGCCGTTGACGCTTGCGGGACATCGGCACCTCATCGACCAGGCCAGCAGCAGCACGCAACTCGCGCTCCTTGGCCTCGATCGTCAGCACGTTGTCGACGTCCCCCATGTAGATGGCACGCGCCGCGGCAGTCCAGTCAGCGCGGCAGTGCTGCGCCGAGGTAAAGCCGAGGCGTGCGAGCGGATGGCAGAACTTGCCGTCCTTGATTGTCTGGCGGTAGCGCAGGCGTTTGAGCCGCGCCGGGAAGATGTTCTCCAGCACCCGGCAGTCGAACGGGTCAGTCGACAACTGCACCAGCGGGAATTTCGGCCAGTTGCCGAAATGCAGCGCCCAAGCAATGTCCATAGCCAGCACCCGCTGACCTTTGATGCGTACCGACAGCACACCGCCGTCAAGTGTTGACAGCTCACCGAGTGTTCCGTCAGCGAGGATCTTGTAGACGAGGGTGCCGCTGTGGGTGAAGTAGTTAGGCACTTGCGAGGCAGGAATCGGGTGTGTCATAAAAGTTTCTCCGGTAACAAGGGTTTGTGTCAGCTGTGTCAGTCCTGTGTCAGCTGAAAAGTAAGGTCTCCAAAACCAACGTAACCAAAGATACAGCAAAAAAGGCTACGGGGCAAGCTGGCAAGCTGGGTAACCGGGGATTATACGAACACATGTCAACCTATATCGAAACAATTTCTTCTACAGGGTGTATTTCTGTTTTTTACCCTCATGGCCTGCCTTTAGACAATGTGGCGACCTAAGCTTGCGCCCTTGCCTTGTTTTCCCTCTGGTGACGATCCTGCCTAGCCGGCCTTATAGTATTTCGCCGAAGCCCTGTATGTCCGCCATTTTTGTGCGTAATTGCCTTCTGTTTTTGTAACTCTGCGCGATTTGACTGACACAAGGCCATTTCATGGCTTACTTGAGTGAGCAGACTTACTTGAGTGAGAAACACTGACACTGGACTGACACTGACGTAATAGTCTGTCAATTGACACTTTGTCCATTGATTTTTTGCTCACAGAAGTCTCTCGGGAGTTACAAATCGCTATGGTCTTATTAGCCGTTTTGTCAGGTAATTTAGTAAGCCTGTACGCACTAAGGTAACGATAACTGACACAGGCCCTTTTCCGGGCTTTTACTGCCGCCTATGTATGTATCAAAATTACAGAAAAATCGTCGACCTAGTCCAAAACCGACCCGGCCGCGACGACGCCACCGACCGTGTCACGTAACTCTGACACTGACACTGACATTGACACTGACACTGACATTGACTGACACTGTCAGTCCGCCCACCTCACCGGAGATCCCATGTTCCAGACCCTCGGCCCTGCCCCCAGCAAGAGCGGGCACGCCTACTCCCATGTCAAATGCCTCACCTGCGGCGTCGAAAAGACCGTCCGCAACAGCCTCCTGAAAGCCGACAAGGTCACCTGCATCTGCGCTGGCGTGTCCCCAGTCCAGGACCTGGCGCCCAGCGCCGGCCGTGTGCTGCCCCTCGCCGGCGGTGCGCCGGGAGAGCCCGGCACCCGCCGCACCCGCGCCGACATGCCTGTCGAGCAGCTGACCGACCACCAGCGCGCTGAAGGGCGCCTGCACCGCGCCGGCCAGGCCGACCCGCAGATCCAGAACTTCCCCGGCACGCTCGCTGCCGGCATCGAGATGCACGAGGCCAAGCACGGCCCGATCGGTGACGGCACCCGCCTCTGGCCCACGCCGACGCCTGAGCAGATGGAAGCGGCCCGCAACTGGCCGCGTGGACGCTCCGCCCAGCCCACCGACCCGGTGCAGATCGACTTCGCCACCCTCGAAAAGCGCGTCATCGCCTACATGACCAGCACCGACAAGCTCATCGAGCAGCAGGCCGCCGACTTCGCCAGCTGGCGCGAAAAGTGGGAGGCCCAGATGCGCGCCTTCATGGAGAACGTGAGCATCGGCCCGGTGCCTGTCGCCCGGCTGCTCACCGTCAAGCATGGCCCACCCATCAAGGGCACCTTGCGGCAGGTCGGTGCGGCCGAGGCGGTCGCTGAAGAGACGCACCGGGCGCGCGAGCCCATCACCTACCAGAGCATCGTCGCCGACCTGCAGGGCATCGAGCGCCTCAACGCCCTCCGGCTCAGCCACCGCAGAGGTGCCGCGCTTGCGGATATGCCCTTCCAGCTGCGCCGCGCCGACCAGAAGCGCGGCGCCGAGCAGAAGCAAGAGCTGCTCGAGCGCTGGAACGTCATCATTGAGCAGCTCGACACCTGCACCGACAAGACGGTCTACGCCGCGCTGCAGCCCTACGCAGCGAAGATGCAGCGCTCGTATGAAAACTGGGACAACGAAAACTACGACCCCACCGACTACCCCATCAACACGGAGACCTCCGCATGAACTACCTCGAAAACCTGCGCATCCTGCGCGCCGCCGTCGCCGCCCAGCCTGAAGAAGAGCTCGACCTGTCGGCCTGGCGCCGCGACAGCGACTTCTACAACCTGCCGGAGCCGGCGCCGGGCTGCGGCACGCACTTCTGCATCGGCGGCCTCGCCGCCGTCATGCCACACTTCAGGGCGTTGGGACTGGAGGCTGGCACCGCCGGCCAGCCACGCGCCCCGAGCCTCGACCTCCGCGACGAAGACTCCACGCTCGACCACTTCTTCAAGCCGTACCCGGGCGCGCCTGAAAACGAAGGCACCGCCTACCGCCACATCTTCAGCACCTGGGGCGCCGGTGTGTGGGACAGCGAGATCCGCGAACACTGGGACTGCTACCACGGCGTCCAGCCGAACGACAAAGAGCTTGCGCTGGCCCGCCTGGACCGCGCCATCGCCGAATGGGAGGCGCGCGATGGGACAAGCTAAACGCCGCGGCACCTTCGAAGAGCGCCAAGCCCAAGCCAAGGCGGCCGAGCGCCACCGACTCAGCACCCTCATCGCCGTCGCTGCCGGCGTCACCCTCAATGGGAGAAAATTTTGAACTACCTCGAAAACCTGCACGTCCTGCGTGACGCCGTGGCCGCCGAACCGGAACACCTGTTCGGCCTAGCCACCTACGAAGACCACACCCACTGCGGCACGCTGCACTGCACCGCCGGCCTGGCCGCAACCATGCCCTACTTCCAGGCCATGGGCCTGCACCTGGTCGACGGCACGCCGCGTATCCCGGGTGACCCGGGCGACCAGTTCCTCGCCCAGTTCGCCCTCAACACCCTGTTCAAGGCGCACCCCGAGCATGACCCAAAGGAGGACGTCGACGTCTTCGACTACCTCTTCGCCGAGGCAGGCGCCGGCCTGTGGGACCGCACCCTCCGTGAAGACCTCGGCGATGTCTCCGACAAGGAACTCGCCCTCGCCCGCCTCGACAAAGCCATCGGCTACTGGAACCCATGATGAACTACCTCGAAAACCTGAAAGTCCTCGCAGCTGCCATCGAGGCCCGCCCCGAGCTCGACCTGTCCTTCTGGGCGAACGAGCGCTCCTGCGGCACGATTTACTGCGCCGCCGGCCTAGCCGCCACCCTGCCCTACTTCCGCGACATGGGCATGAGCGCCAGCGAGAGCGGCGCACCTTACACCGACGAGCCGGCGCGCGGGCTGTACGAGACGCTCAACCACTTCTTCGGCACCTACCACGGCCGAGGCGACGACCATGAGGTGTTTCCGCACGCCGCCATGGACGTCCTGTTCCGTGGCTACTTCGGTGGCGAGTGGGACGACGAGATCATGGCCAAGTACGACGACCACATGCCGAGCGACCGCCAGCTGGCCCTGGACCGCCTTGCCCTGGCGATCGCGTATCACGAGCTGATCCAGCAAGGCCCGGAAGCGCTGCGCGCCGCCGGCTATGGCCGTGTGGCTGACGAACTGGAGGTTCAGCATGCGCTGCCCTAAGTGCCGCGGCCATGGCCGTTGGCAGGTAGCGGGTCAGCGTGTTATGGCCACCTGCCAGACCTGCGGCGGGAGCGGCTCTGCGCCTGAACCTTTGGTGCTCGAACCCGAGGCCGTGCCCGTCCCGATCACCGTCAACATGGCGCGCATGATGATCGTGCTGGGCGCCGCCTACCTCAAGGAGCGCGCACCCGACAAACTTCCGATCCGCGACCTGACCGAAGAGCAGATCACCAATGTCTGCTGCGGCATCCTGCCGAGCGAGCACGGCGCCGAAACTTACGACTTGGCCATCGCCGACGCGGTGCTGCGCGCCGCCGGCGTACGAAAGGACCCAGCATGAACTTCACCCAACAGATGGAAGAGCTCTTCGGCACCGACGCCGCCTGCGGCGTCATCTTCGTCGAGGAACTGGACGAAGGCACGCCGCGCCGCTGGACGGCCGATGAATACGACGCCCTGCCCGATCCGAAGCCGGACGTCTATAGCGAACTGCCCAACGGCTGGTCGGCCTGCACCTGCACCGGCTATGCCCACCTGGTGCGCGAGCGCCTGGGCGACGATCGGGTGCAGGTGGTCGGCTTCGCCAACAAGGACAACCCGACCAGCCTGATCGCCATCGAGGAGTGGCACCCGGGCGGGCACGACTTCGCCATCGTCGACGGCCGGTACATCGTCGATCCGTGGCCGCGCCTGGTTCACTTCGGTGAGCCGGAATGCCAGATCGTGTACGACCTGCTCGACCCGACCACAACCGAGATCTACGGCCCGCGCGAGTGCTGGTCCGAACTTGCGATACCTGACCCGGCGCCGGCGCCAGCACCACCGGCGCCCGAGGAGCCACGCTGCGAGATCAGCGCCGCCCTCGACACCATCCACGGCGCATGGAAGACGCTGGTCGATCTGGGCCGGGCCGACGATGCAGCCGCACTGCTCGAAGCCATCGAAACCATCACCAAGACCAAGATCGAGGAGCCGGCATGCGTGGCGTAACGGCAGAAGACATCGAGGCCGAACTGGCCTTCGCCCGCAAGGCGGCAGCCAACTTCGCCCAGCACCCGGAGCACGCCACCTTTGGCAACATCGAGCCCGGAGGCCTGTTCGCCGTGCGCTGGGGCCTGGGCAACGACTGCGTGCTGGTGCTCAAACTCGACGAGACCCACACGCCCACCAACTACCAGCAACTGGTCAAGGAGATCCCATGCTGACCCAAGACGACATCACCTCCCTCGAATGCCTCGCCGAACGCTTCTCGGACTCGGGCAAGACGACCCTCCTGGACCTGGTCGAGCGCATGAAGCCTCTGATCGGCCAGCGCCCGCTGACCGTCTGGTACGGCTCCATGCCTGAGTCCAACGGCAAGTCCAACTTCACCGCCGTGCTCATCCGCAAGGGTGCCAGCATGTTCGACTGCGACGAGTTCACGATCGAGCGCAGCGAGTACCCAGACCGTGTCGCCTACGAGGCCGACCGGGTGCGCTACTTGATAGGCGAGCGCGCCGAGCGCCCTTGCATCACCGACTACGACGCCAACAAGCACAGCGGCTACATCCCGTACGATCACTACACCTGCAAGGGCAAGGGCGGCGAGTACAAGCTGCTGGGCCAGGCCAAGGGCGCCGGCCTGTCCAACGGCGTCTCCGTCACCGTCTACCGTGACGTGGCCGACGGCCAGCTCTACTACCGCATGCCGGGCAACTTCGACGCACGAATGGAGAAACTGAAATGAAAATCCTCACCCTGATCCTCGCCGCGCTGCTCGCCGGCTGCGGCGGCGTCGAGCCCCAGCCCGACTTCAAGGCCGGCGGCGCCACCGTCAAATGCGAGCCGCAACCTTGCGGCAAAGGAGCTTGACATGAACGTCTACCTCGCCCTCTTCACCGGCGGCCCCGGCCGTCCGGACAAGTACGCCACCATCCTCGCGCCGGACTTCGACACGGCCAGCGGCTGCACGCTGGGCCTGCGCAACAAGTTCGTGCCGGGCCACACCTGCAGCACCTCCGTGCTGGCCGACCAGAAGGACGTGAACGCCCATGCCACAGACCTGGTCGGCGACCTGACCGCTGACCAGTACCTCGGCCTGCTCACCGCCGAGGCGCGCCCGCCACGCATGGAAGTCGTCGTCGAGCTCAAGAAGAGCATCGACCCGGCCGACCACGCCTACGTCCGGCAGCAGCTTGCTGGGTACAAGATTATCTCCATCCGGGAGCTGGCATGAGACCCATGCCGCCCGGGATGCGGCCCCGTCCACCGGCGCTGCCGCCCAAGCGCACCAACGTCCTGGAGTTCAAGTTCATGTTCTCCGACCGCAGCCACCTCGAAGGCAGCTGGACATGCAGCGACGAGCAGTGGGGCAAGATCCTCACCATCCTGACCACCAAGGAGGAGCCTGAGGCGCTCCACCCAACCGACTGAGCCAACATGACCGGCACCTACAAGTTAAGCCCTCAGCCGATCGAGCTGCCGTGGGTGGCGCCCGTACTGCTTGACCGCTCCAAGCCGACGCCGCCGATCGAGGTCTGGTGCCCAGCATGCCATGCCTCGCCAGGCGAGCGCTGCAGCACTCCGCTCGGCTTCCATCGTGATCGTTTTCGCTACGCCCGAAAGGAATTCTGATGAAACCCTACCTCGCCATCTGGCGTAACGCCACCGGCGCGCCAGTGGCCCACCGCGTCATCGTCGCCGAGACGCTCCTGGCCGCCGCCGGCATCGCCGAGAAAGACCCGCAGGGGCACCACGCCAGCATCACCCTGCTGTCGGACACGTCGGAAGCGCGCTATGCCATCAGCCGCGCGGCCGGCACCCGCAAGCTGCACCCGATCGCCCAGCTCGGCGCCGAAGCCAAGGTCAGCTGGGTGTTCCAGGAAGACATGGCCGCCACCTACGAGGGCAAGCCGGTGCGTGCCGCGCGTTGGGCGTTCACCGAGCGCCATATCTGGCACGACGCCCAGGCCCTGGTCGAGAAGGTCTGGCCGCGAGGCGCCATCCACGAGCTTGGGCCGCGCCTGGTCTACAGCCTCGACGCCGGCCTGCACCACATGCTGCACTGGGATGTGCCGCTGGAGAATTACGACCTGACCTTCCCGCCCCGGGCGCCGAGGGTGACGGTGGAGGCCGAGGCATGATCGATACCCTCATCACCTACACCTCCGGCGTGCTGCTGAACATGGCTGCGGCCGTGTTGGCTTTTGCCTTCGTCAGCGCCCGGCTCAGTCCACGTGACATGCTTGCGTGGTGGCGCAGCGGGCCGCTGCCCGGCAAGTTCATCGTCGCTATGCTCTGGCCAGTTTTCGTGCTGCTGTGGCTGCACAAGGACTGGAGGGAGCCGCGGTGAACATCCTGCTCTGGCTGCTGCTCGGCCTCGCCGCCTGCGTGCTGATCTGCGATGCAGCTGGCTGGCACATGGCGATCGCCCTCACCGGCCGCCGCCCGCGCGGCTACCCAATGTTGTACTGGCCATTTGTGGCGCTGTGGCGCCTCTGGAGGAAATAATGCAACGCATCGACCTGAATTTCAGGCTCATCGTCGAGATGAGCGTACCGGAGGGCCTCGGCGAAGCTGAGCTTGACGCCCACATCCGGACAGTCCGCCTGGCCCTGTCCGACGGCATCGCCTCGCAAAACCGGCGGCACGGCCTGGTGGCCGACGGCGCTACCGTGCACGAAGTGATCCTGCGCCACGTGCAGGTGGATAAGCGATGACTTACGTGCCCGAGGGGATTCCTGCAGGCGCCTACCTGAAGTACGAGAACAGAGTCGTCGCTAAATTTTACAGCAGGCAGGACGCTGCCAACGTCGCCGACCTGCTCAACGTCAAGCCGGACATCCTGAACCTGCTGTACCGCCTGAAAATCCACAACCGCACCGGCCCGCTGGCCGACGACGTGACTGCCCTCATCGACAAATTGGAGGCCCTGTGAACACCTACCTCGCCATCGTCACCGAAGACGGTATCGCCCGCCACGCCAATATCGTGTTGGCGCCGCACGCCCACGCAGCCGAAATCCTGCTCAAGCAGGCCTGGCCGCCGGCTCCGTCGCCTGTCACGACGGTCTACACGGCTCACATGGCAGGCAGTGTCGACGGACAAAACCTGCTCAAGCGGCTGGCCGGCAACCTGCAGCTGGGCTACCCGCTGATCTACGCGGGAAGGCGCCAGGTCCAGATCACGATGGATATCCCCGAGGATGTCACTGTGGACGATCTGCGCACCGAGCTCGAGAAGCGCTGGCCACAGCCCACGGTAGTTACCGTCAAGGACACGCGATGAGCCCCTACGACACCACCATCGACACGATCAACAGCATCCTCGACGACGCGGCCAAGAGCGCCGCCGAAGTCTTCCTGACCGACGCCCGCAAGAACCTTGCGCCCTACAACCTGTCTCGGCATCGCATTCAGTTCGAGCTGGCAGAGGTCGTGGTGCACGCCAAGCGCGCCGACGGCCGGGCCGAGACTTGCTACTGGTACGAGATGACCGGCACTGCGCCGGCCGAGCGTGCCATTCGCGAGCTGGGCCGAGCGCACAACTCGCTGTCGCCGGCCGTCCGCCGGCACCTCGCAACAAAATTCCTGTAAATCACCTACCACAAGGAGTATCACATGGGCTATACCACCGACTTTTCCGGCGCCGTCTCGATCGAGCCGCCACTGAACGCTGCCGAAATCGAGTTCCTGACCAAGTTCGCCGAGACGCGCCGCATGGCACGCACCAAAGGTCCCTACTTCGTCGACGGCGGCGGCGACTATGGCCAAGCCCGTGAAGACGACGTCACCGACTACAACCGTCCGCCGGCCGGCCAGCCAGGCCTGTGGTGCCAGTGGGTGCCGAGTGAAGACGGCACGACGATCGCCCACGACGGCGGCGAGAAGTTCTACGACAGCCCGGAGTGGATGACCTACCTGATCGACCACTTCCTCAAGCCCGGCGCCATCGCCGACCTGCCCTTCCTGCAGAAGAACCACATCGTCAACGGCGTCATCAAGGCGCAGGGCGAGGACATGGACGATCGCTGGAAGCTGGTCGTCACCGACAACAAGGTCACCGTCGTCAATCTGGAGTAGGCCATGATTCTCGAAATCAAACTGTGCATCAACTTCGACGACGCCACCCTCGGCGACAGCCACAACACCCTGTTCCGGGCGGCCGACAAGGCCATCCAGAACGCAATGGGCAACGGCGCCTTCACGGCCGGCGCCGAGGACGCCGAGATCGTGTCCTGGAACGTCAACATGGGCTGGCGCTCGCCCAGCGACGATGAAGAGGAACCGGAATGACCACCTACCAAGAAAAGAAGCACCCGCACGGTCGTGTTGAGACCGACATGACGAAGAACAACGAGGACGAGTTCGTGTACTTCTACCCGCAGGGCGGCGGTTTCCGCTGCCAGCTGCCGCACGCCAAGTTCCACGAGGTGTTCGAACTGGCCACCGGCGAGCGGCCCTGGCGCCGCGGCTATGTCGACGCCGACTGGACCGAGGGCATGGGCCCGGACGGCACCTTCCTGATGTACCCGTGCTGGTCGAACGGTGACCGCTGGAACGGCTGGGGCTCGCCCTACTTCGAACGCGCCACTGCCGAGCTGATCGTCCAGCACCAGGCCCAGCACGGTGATGGCGTCAATCCGCTGCGCTGGGAGGGCGACAACGTCGTCGAAGGCCCGAGCGATCCCGCCTATCCGGACGAGTTCGGTGTCTACGAGCCGATGACCCTGCCCAACGGCGTCATGGTCTGGGGCATCGGCGCCGGCAGCTGGTGCTGGAACAGCGTCACGACCGTGCCCACCGTCGAAGAGACGGCGGCGCGCATCGAGCGCGACATCGTCGCGATGATCAAGGAAGGCGCCATGCCGCGCGGCGTCTCGTCGCTGGAAGACGTGCACGACCACTGCGACGGCAATTGCCTGGGCGGCCTGTGCGAAGACGACCTGTTCGACACGCTGGTGCTGCACTACGGCGGGCGTGACGAGCACGAGGGCATGCCGCAGGGCATGATCAACCACATTAACCAGGCCAACGACCAAGTCGAGATCTGGCTTGCGGCCGGCGGCCATCTGGAGGAGACCAAGTAATGCAAGATCCGCACCCCTGGCCCGTCGGCACGGTCTGTTACGGCCAGAACTTCCGTCACACGGTCAAGCGCAACGGTATGGAGTGCGTGATCGTCGGCCCGCTCAAGAAGCGCCAAGGCCCGCGAGAAGGCACCACCGAGTGGGTGCAAGATCTCTCGGCCTACCGTGTGCAGTGGTCGGACGGCTCCGTCCGCGGTGTTGAGCCGCGCAACCTGCGCCGCCGCACCCAGCGCCAGCCTGACCGACGAGGCTTCGTCGCAACCGGCCTGCGTAAGATCCTGGATCTGTTCAAAGAACGCGAAACCCTTTAACCCACCACGAAAGATGACCATGCAATTCCAACCATTCGCACAAGCAGTCGCAGCACAATTCGCCTCGATGTCGCAGCACGAGCTCTTCACCACCGACATCGCCGGCGACGACATGTACGCCGCCTACCTCGCCGCCTTCCCGCCAGGCACCGACCCGATCTTCCGCGTGGCTACCGAGCACAGCTGCAGCACCTGCCGCAACTTCATCCGCAACATCGGCAACGTCGTGACCATCGTCGACGGCCGGGTCGTTACCGTCTGGGACCACGCCCTGACCGCCAACGACCTCGACCCGGCCTACCAGAGCGTGGCGCTGGTGCTGCAGGAAAAGGTGCGCGCCGCCAAGCTGACCGGCATCTACCGTACCAGCGAGCGCCAGTACGGCGCCGAAGCGAGCCGCGAAGAGATCCGCAACGAGCTGGGTAATGTCGAAAGCGTCCGCACCTGGAATCACTTCCACGGCCGGATCGCGGCGAAGCACTTCACGGCCAGCCCCGGCGCCGCGATCGGCGAGTTCAACAACGCGCTGGGCGTCTTCAAGCGCGGGCTGGAAGAGCTGACTGTCGACGCAATCAGCACGGTCCTGGACCTGATCAGCAGCAACGCGCTGTACCGCGGCGACGAGCACAAGCCGGCGGTCGTGGCGTTCCACAAGCTGCGTTCGATCTACTGCACCCTGACGGAAGACCAGCGCGAACTGTTCCTGATGCAGAACGCCATGGTGCCGGCCAGCCGCTTCCGCAACACCGTGATCGGCAGCCTGGTCATCGACCTGTCGGGCGTCCCGGCGCGCGACAACGACGGCCAGCCGATGCCGGCCGTGCCGCCGGTGGATCTCGAGCGCGCCGTCAAGTTGTTCGAGCAGAAGGTGGCGCCGACGAACTACAAGCGCCCGACCGCGCTGGTGACCGAAGGCATGAAGAAGCAGGCCCTGGCCACGATCCAGGAGCTGGGCCTGGAGGACAGCCTGACGCGGCGCCTTGCGGTGCCGAGCGACGTCAGCGTCAACGACGTGCTCTGGGCCGACAACGCTGCCCGCGCCACCATGAAGGGCGGCATCGTCGACATCCTGGCGGCCATCCCGACGGCGGCGGTACTGTCGGACAAGGCAGTCGACATCTCGATCGAGCGCTTCCTGGCCGACGTCCTGCCGAAGGTCACCGCGATCGACCTCGTGGTGCGCAACCGCCACCTGAATAATTTCGTGGCGCTGACCGCGCCGATGCACGGCGCCGAGGGCAAGCTGTTCAAGTGGGACAACGACTTCGCCTGGACCTACACCGGCAACATCAGCGATTCGATCAAGGATCGGGTGAAGGCGGCCGGCGGCGCCACCGACGCGCCGCTGCGCGTCTCGCTGGCCTGGCACAACGGCGACGACCTCGACCTGCACGCTGTCGAACCGGACGGCGCGTACATCCACTTCGCCAGCCAGTATCGCGCCAGCCGCGGCGGCCGCACGCCGCACGGCGGCCAGCTCGACGTCGACATGAATGCCGGCGGCGTCGACAACAACAAGGACCCGGTCGAGAATATCGTCTGGACGAAGCCTGGCGACGGCGTCTACGAGATCCGCGTGAACAACTACAGCCAGCGCAGCAAGTCCGACACCGGCTACACGCTCGAGATCGAGAACGCCGGTGTGGTGCTGCAGTTCTCCTGCCAGCAGTCGCCGACGTCGGGCAGCACCCACTCGTCGCTGCGGTTCACGGTTCAGGACGGCAAGGTCGTCGACATCAAGACCATGTCCGGCGTCACCGGCGGCAGCTTCTCGCAGGAGAAGTGGGGCATCGCCACCGAGCAGCCGGCGCGCGTGTCGATGGTCACCCTCTCCCCGAATTACTGGGGCGACAACGCGACGGGTAACCGCCATTACATCTTCGTGATGGAGGGCTGCAAGACGGACGAGCCCCTCCGCGGCATCCTGAACGAATACCTCCGCGCCGAGCTGGAGCCCCACAGGAAGGTGTTCGAGGTGTTGGGTGACCGCACCAAGTGCCAGCCGACGAGCGAACAACTTGCCGGCCTGGGTTTCAGCAGCACCAAGGGCGACAGCGTGACGGTTAACGTGACGACCGGCGCGCGCCGCGACGCCTACAACATCGTTTTCTAATCCTACCCACCTGAAAGGAATCACCATGGAACTGAACATTTTCGAACTCAGCTCGCGCCAGAAGACCCGCATCGCCACCAACCGCGGCCCGCAGCCGGCCGAAGTCCTCTGGGACATGCCGCTTACCAGCAAGGGCGGCTTCGACCTCGACACCGTTGGCCAGGCCGTCATCGCCGAGCTCGAAGGCCTGGGCACCCGCTCGCTGGTCAAGGCCAAGCCGAACCCGCGCATCGCCGAACTCGAGCTGCAGCTGGCGCTGATCAAGCACGTGATCGACGTCAAAGAAGCCGAGAAGACGGCGGCAGCCGCCCGCGCCGAGCGCGCCGCCGAGCGCGAGAAGCTGATGGAGCAGCTGGCCAAGAAGCAGGACGCCAAGCTCGAAGGCCTGACCGAAGACGAGATCAAAGCTCGCCTGCGCGCCCTCGACGCGTAACCAACCGGCGTGCCGCTGCGGCGGCACGCCTTCAAGGAGAGAAAATGCACAACATCTTCCCGTTTGAACTCGCCGCACCCGAGGGCACCCGCCTCTTCATTCAGTACGTCGTGCGCCACGGCGCTGAGCTGAAGGAAAAATACGGTGAGTTGCGCTACACCGGCTGCAAGACTGGCGCAGGCTACGAGCAGTGCTGGTCCTGGCGCAGCGTCATCGCCGTCGTCAAGTCGCCCACCGAAGTCGAGTTCACCACCTTCGGCGACGACGACAACGCCAACGAAGTGATCAACGTTGCCTACCCGGCCGAGGCGCTGGGCGGCATCATCAAGACGCGCAAGCTGCGCCACGCCGAACACGAGCTTGCCCTGCGCGAGCTGGCGCAGCAGGCCGAGGCCCGACGACTTGCAGTGGCAGCTGTGCACCAGGAGCTGTTTGGAGAGGCGCCATGAAAACCACCTACACCATCGCCGACCCTGACCAGGCCGGCCAGTGCCGCATCGTGGCGTGTGACGAGCACGACTTCGGCATGTCGGCCCTTGTGCACTACGGCACGCAGCCGGACGAGTGGCGCGCAGTCGGCCTGATGGACGCCAAAGGCTTCCTCATCGCCATGACCGCGCCGAAGGGCGTGATTGAAGCCATCACCGACAGCCAACCGCTTGCGGCCGGCACCACCTTCACCTTCGACATCACCGAAGCCGAACTCGAAAACATGAAGCTGCGTGACCTGCTCCACAAGCTCGATGCCGACGCCTGCGCCAGTCACGACGATGCCGAGATCTACACCGTCAGCGCCGCGCTGGTCGAGGAGATCCGCAAATTCCTGCATCCGGAGACCTGATGGAAAACCTTACTCAAGCCGAATACATCGACGAGCCGGGCCGGTGCCCGGTCTGCCGCGGCGGAGACCTCGATGGCGGCTTCGTCGAGATCGACAACGGCACGGCCAGCCAGCCCGTGCGCTGCAACGACTGCGAGGCCGAGTGGACCGACACCTACACCCTCACCGGATACGCCGAACTGGAGACGCCATGAAATTCACCGCATACATCTGGGACCATCAACTCGCCCGCATTCCGCGCGACGGCCTGAGCGTCGAGGCGCTGGCCCCGCTCCTTTCCATTCGCCCGCTCGACGCGAGCGATTACCGGAGCCAGATCGTGATCGGCGAGGTCGAGATCGACCTCACGCTGCTGCCGGAACACACCATCGTCAACAACGCCGTGATCGCCCTGCGTAAGCAGGCTCAGGAGATCCGCGCCGAAGCCGGCCAGCGCGCTCGCGTGTTCGAGGAAAAGGCCGAGCAGCTGCTGGCCATCGAAAATAAACCCACCATTACCAAGGAATCATCGTGAAAGACATCCTCCTCAACGCCGCCTACCTGTCCAACGGCCTGAACGAACACCCGCAGATTGACCCCATCTTGGACCACTGGGACGGCGGCCACCTGGAGCTGACGGCGCAGCTGATGCGCTACGCAGCCTTCATCACGGCGCTCGAACTTGCGGCGGCCGCCGTGACCGGTGACTGCCCGGGCGTTTTTCAATACGAGGTGGTCGAGGACGCAGGGCGCTGGTTCGGCGACCACATCCTGCTGACCCCGGACGCCAACATGGTGCCAGACGACGGCCCATGCCTGAATCACCTGCGCGAAGAGACCTTCAACTTCTTCGACAAGCTGGACCTGACCGAAGAGACGCGCGCGGCGCTGCTGAAAGCGGTCCAGGACGTGCCGGCGAATCTTCCGGAGGCATGATGCGAGTCGTCAGCCTGCTCCCGCTGACGAAGCGCGCCAAGCAGCTCGTCAAGCAGCACGGCGAGCGCTGGGAGGTGGTCCGGAAGGAGCCGCGCGTGTTGTTCAGCGACGCGGCCGGGCCGTGGCTGCTGGTGCAGCCTCTCTCGGAAGAGCGCGCCCCGGCCGACGATGCGCGCTCGGCGCGGCTGGAGACAGCGTCGCGCTGGGTGCACGAATTCAACGATGAAAATTTTAAGGTAGCGCCATGAGCGATATTCCTGTTGTGACCACGATCTACGTGCAGGCCGACTATGTTGAATGCCCGCACTGCGGCGCCCACCAAGACGGCTGGGTCAATGACCCGCGCGGTGCCGAAGAGACCTGTGATGAGTGCGGCGAGCCGTACAAAGTCCACAACGATGCAGACCTGGAGATCACGCCGTGACAACGACCAACATCAAGCAGGTGCAGCGCGCCCTGCAGACCGCCCGCCAGCTCAAGCAGCTCCTGTCGAAGATCGGGTAAGCCATGAACACCCTCCACAGTATCGTCCAGCGCCGCGGCGCTGTACCTCTCGCAGCCTTCACCGGCGAGCGCGTCTACATGCGCCCCATCCAGCCGGGCAAGCCGCTACCCTTCGACCTTGCGCGCTGGCAGCCAACTGTCGACGCCATGCTCAACGGTATCGACGCCGACGTGGCCTACCTGATGATCGACCAGGCCCGCGTCGCCGCCGGCGTGTCGCATCGACGTCCTGGCGTGCACATCGACGGCTACTGGAACCCAGGCCTATCGGCCCATGCGCCGGAGCCGACCCATGGCAGCTCGCCGCCGCCGCGCGATAGCCACTCAGGCAGCCCGCGCCACATGGGCGGTGCCCGCGGCTGGGCGCCTGACACGTCCTACCTCGCCCCGGAAGGCCTGCTGCTGGTGTCTTCCATCACCGCGGCGCGCGCCTACGCTGGTCAGTTCGACCGGCGGCCGGGCGACGGTGGCGACTGCTCGCACCTCGATGTCAGCGCCATGCAGGCCCTGGACATGGAAGCCGGCGTCGTCTATGCCGGCAACGTGACCATGTTGCACGAGAGCCTGCCTGTACCGATGGACTGTTTGCGCACCGTTGTGCGCCTGAACGTACCCGGCTGGACGCCGGAAAGGAGCCATGCATGAAAACCACCTCCCGCGACATGTACGCCGTGCCCGGCACCGACATCGAGGTCGAGCTGCCGATCAAGCCATCCTTCGTCATGGACCACAAGGACGCGAACATCAGTATCGATCTCGTGTCCGGCGAGATCACGATCGGCTACCTAGCCGACGACAGCGACGCCGAGAATCCACTGGAGAACGACGACTACGCCGGCAAGATCCTCGAAGCGCGCCGGCACGGCCCGACGCTGAAAGATTACGAGCGCGCGTTGGGCCTGGGCGACTGGGACGGCGAGCCGCGCGACCCTTACGCCGTCCTGCTTGACGTCTATGAGCACGGCGGCGTCTCGTACAGCCTGCACGGCACCGGCACGCAGTGTCAGTTCGACACGGCGCGCGGCGGCGCATGTTACGTGCCGAGCGATATGCACCGCGAGGACCTCGACAAGCTGCCGCGTGACGAAGCCCTGGCCAAGGTGCGTGAGCTGGCGGCCGCAGACGCCAAGACATACACCGACTGGTGCAACGGGAACTGCTTTGTTACGGTCGTGGCTACGTACGATCGCGAAGGCGCGCTGCTCGACTGGGACAGCTGCGGTGGTTATATCGGTGACGATGACGCCTACGCTGCCCTCAAGGAGGAATTTCCTTCCTGATTCGATACAGCCTGTGGTATCTTCGTCTGACTCAACTTTAGGAGATACCCATGCCAGCTCTCATCGACCTGTCCGGACGCACGTTCGGCACCTGGACCGTACTCCAGAAGGCCGGGCCGTCCACGAACGGCAAGACGCTCTGGCGGTGCCGCTGCAGCTGCGGCGCGGAGCGCGAAGTGATCGGCCGCAGCCTCACGAACGGACGTTCCAAGTCCTGCGGATGTAAGGCAGAAGACGCAGCCGCTGAACGCCTTGAGACGCTTGGCGCCAAGATCACCCACGACTCGCCAGGCTACCACTCCTGGCGAGGCGCTAAACAGCGCTGCGAGAATCCGCAGAACAAGAGCTACAAGAACTACGGCGCGCGCGGCGTGCAGTTCAAGCTGCCCGACTACCCGACGTTCTGGGAGCAGATGAAGGACACCTGGTTCGAGGGCTGTCAGCTCGACAGAGAGAAGAATGAAGGCCACTACGAGCTTGGGAACGTGCGCTGGGTGACACCCAAGGTCAACAGTCGTAACACCCGCGTCAACCGCAACATCACTTTCAACGAGGAGACCATGCCGGTGACGGCATGGGCTGAACGCCTCGGCATCCCCAACGCAACTCTCCACTGGCGGCTTGAAGCCGGCTGGAGCCTCGAACGCGCTCTCACATCGAGGCGCTACAGATAAAGGACATCATGAAGATCATCAAGGACACGCCGATCTCCGATCGGAAGGGCCGCGCTGGCCGCCGCGTGCTCGTCGAGCTGGACGCCGACGACAAGCTGATCGCGATCAGCCCAGGCGCCATGTACAAGCTCGGCTACCCGCACGAAGACATCGTCGGCGGCCACGTGCTTGCCGACGTGAAGCTGACCACCTGGTGCTCGCTTGAGCAGAAATGGATTGAATAACATGGCCTACGTCCGCAAGACCCGTGACGAGTGGGACATCGAGCAGAAGACCTGCCAAGGCTGGGAGGTGGTCTGCAGCGAAGATAGCCCGAGCGCGGCGCTCGCGCGCCGTACGGAGTATCGCGAAAATCAACCGGAGTACCCGGTACGCGTCAAAAAGCGCCGCGTGCGTATAGAAGGAGAACCTGCATGAAACTCGACCTCAACGCCGCCCAGCAGCTGGTGGCCGACCTCCACGCCGCTGTCGCCGGCGGCGACGTGCCGATCGAGCGCCAGGCGGCGCACGTCACCCTGATCCAATGCCTGCCGGCGCTGGTCGAGGTGGCGATCGCGGCCCAGAAGCTCGTCGACGACGAAGGTGTCAGCGACACCACCTGGGACGGCCAGGACCTGATCGCCAAACTCAAAGCCCTCAAGGAGCTGCCATGACTCCGGAGCGCAAGGCCTACAACGACTACATCTACGGCGTCAACGAGGCGCAGCTCGACATTCACTCGACCCTGCATGAAGTGGTCGACGCCGCAGCTGCGGCCGGCATCGTCGCCACCATCACAGTGGTGTCTTTGCAGCCCCTGGCTATGGGCCACATAGAACTTGATGTCGACACCCGCCCGAGCCTCGCCACCTGGCGCAAGTCGGAAGAGCTCCGGCGCGCCGCCGAAGAATCTGAAAAGGAGCTGCCATGAAGCGCAAGATCGCAGAGCTGTCCGGCGCCGCGCTGGACTACGCCGTGGCACTGGCCGAAGGCTACAAGTTCGGCGCGCCGCGACCACTGCGCTTCCATGGCGCTCTCCTCTACCCGCTGGCCAGGCCGGGCTGGAGCACCTTGGGCAGTGTGATCCTGTACCGCGAGCCGAGCATCTACTGGGGCGACAACGTGCCGCGCTTCACGACGATGCACTACGGCGACGAGATCATCGATCGCGAAGGCATCACCGTCATCCGCTGCGACGACGATTACGGCGTCGACGAAGAAGGCTTCACCACCGGCGAGCACATCCCGAGCTGGGCCGCCACGATGGGCCAGCACAGCGCCGACGAGGTCTTCGGCAGCCAGGGCGACAACTGGGGTCGGGCATTTACCCTCGACGTCAGCAACGTGGTCTACGGCGTCACCCGGCGCGAAGCGGCAATGCGCTGCTGGGCCATCAGCGAGCTCGGCAAGGGTCGCTGGGACGAGCTCGACCTGGCAACTGAAATCGACATCCCGGAGGAACTATGCAGCTGAGCGACATCGACACCTTCACCCGCCACTACCTGATCGCCGCGCTCTGGTCGAGCCACGCCGGCGACGACCCGCTCGACGCCAACTACGGACTGGAGGACATCGCGACCGAGACGCTGAAGAAAGCGTACATCGACTGCCAGGTGTTCCAGAACCTGAACCACCACCTGCTGATCCTGGCGTACCAGTTCTACGACGACAACGGCAACAGCGCCCATCCGGACGCCGGCAGCGCGGCCGCCTGCGCTGGCCACGACTTCTGGCTGACGAGGGCAGGGGCGGGCGTGGGCTTCTGGGATCGTGGCATGGGCCTCCTGGGCGAGAAGCTGACCGCCGCGGCCACGGCCTTCCGTAGCATCGAATTCTACGTCGGCGACGACGGCAAAATCTACAGCATGTGAGGACAACATGACAATTCTGGATCACATCCCGCCCGGCGCGTTCTTGACGGTGACGCTCAAGAACGGTGTCAAATTCACCGGTGAAGAGGAGACCCGCGACGACGAGCGCGCCGCAGGCTACCTGCGCATGTTTGCCCGGCGCAGCGACAACGAACACGACGTGTTCTACACGACCGCCGACCAGGTGGCCTGCTTCCAGATGACCTGCGAGGGCTGACATGTTCAACGACCACTACACTATCAAGCTCGACGGCGGCAAGTACACCGTCATCAGCCACCGCTACCCGCACGGCAGCCGCCTGGAGTTCCTGCGCCATGGCGAGGCCTGGCCAGCTGGTGACCAGCTCTCCGGCGCCAAGGTCGTGCACGCCATGCTCGACCGCATCGAGGAGCTTGAGAAGGCGATCGCCTCGGTCGTGCACGGCCCACCGCAGGCAAACGGCTTGCGCATCCGCGAAGAGACGCCAAGCTGGGTGGCCGCCCAAGGTCACAAGTGCGCCGAGTCGATCATGGTCGGCTGGCACAACACCCTCAAGAACGCACTGGAGCAGAAGCCATGAAGGGCGTGCTTTCCAATATCAGCCCGCACGCCGTCGGCGCCACGCGAATCTGCAGCGAGTGCTGCCAGTCGGTGCCGGTCAAGCAGGCTGTCGTCCATAGCCCAGTGCCCGGCCTCACCATGTACCACTGCCCGCCCTGCGCGGAGAAAGCGAAGAAGTCATGAAAGAAGATTACGACGTCACCATCACCGTCCGGGTCAATGATCCGGAGCAGCTGCTGGCCGCCGCGCTGGCCCACGCCGACGCTGTTGAAGCCGGCATGACCCGCGCCGACTTCCTCAACGACGCCGACGACAGCATCATCATCGAGGACTGCCTGACCATGCTCCTGGACCCAGGCAGTCTGCCGGGCTGCAAGATCCTGGGCAGCGGCGCCGAATACCTTGAGATGTTCGATGTTGACTTCGGCGACGAGAGGAACTGATGAAAGGCTACCGCTTTTACGCCGAGATGCCCGAGAGCCGCGGCAGCAAGTCCGCTTCCATGAAGCATAACGCCTTCACCCGCGACACGCTCAAGGAGCTGGCCGCTCTAGGCTATTACTGCAACGTCGTGGCCATCCCGCTCAGCGAGCGTGGCCAGCCGCTCTGGCACGTCGGCGAGCCGGTCATGGACTCGTTCGCCGGCCTGACCGACCGCGCCAACGCCCCGGTGTGCAGCTCGTCGACCTCCCGCGACTACCTGCGCCTCCGTTGCGTCTGGATCGACGAGGCCCTGGCGCGAAAGCTGCACCCCAACATGTTCCACTACCTGGAGAACCCATGATCGCCACCTACCTCGACCTGTCCACCTGCCACATCGAACAGACGACGATGGATGACCTCGGCCGTTACGATTCCTGGCCCGACTTCGGTTGGCCAGCGATGTCGATCGCCGCGTACCCGCACGGAGCTTTCTGCGCAATACCAGACCGCTTCGACGGTCTGCCGGAAGATCTCGAGCGTGTCCTGCGCTACGCCAAGGATATGGGCGCCAGCCTGGTGCGCCTCGACTCCGATGGCGACGCCACCCACAACCTCCCTGTCTACGACTGGTAAAAATCATGACTGACATCTCGAGTCAAGAAGACGTCCTCGACGTGCGTGACATTATCGAGCGCGTCGAAGAACTGCGCGGCGAGCGCGACGACCTGAAAGAATACCTGGCCGAAGCGATCGAGGCCCTGAACGGGCACGACGAGACCTGCATGTCCGACATCGCCGAGCTCAAGGCTGACGTCGACACGCGACAGAATGATCTGGCCGAGTGGCTCGCAAGCTCCGAAGCCGCCGAGCTGGCCCAGCTCGAATCCCTTCTCGACGACATGAAGGGCTACGGCGGCGACCACGAATGGGAAGGCGACTGGTATCCCGTCACGCTGATCCGCGACAGCTACTTCGAGGACGCCATGCGTGAGCTGGTGCAGGACATCGGCGACCTGCCGAAGGAGATTCCAAGCTACCTGGCGATCGACTGGGAGCAAACGGCCAAGAACCTGCAGCAGGACTACAGCAGCGTGGAATTCGACGACGTCACGTACTGGTATCGCTGATGAACTTCAAAACCAGCGGCCCATGTAAGATCTGCGGCCTGCCGCGCGGCGGCAAGGGCCACCGCCAGTGCTCGATCGAGCTGCAGAAGACGGCCAAGCCGGCGCGCCGGCACCGCAACCTTCCCACCACCGTGGAGCGCGCCGCGCGCTTCCTCGCGAAATTGAACTAGGAGCACCACATGCACATTCTTCACCTCGGCGTCATCGTCAAGGCGCCCGACGTCCTCACCGAGGCCGGCGCGCGCGAGCTGTTGACCGACGTCCTCATCGAAGTCAAGGTCGGCGCCCAGGACCGGCTTGCCAAGTTTGGCGAGGCCGCTGTCGCCGGCACCAAGCTGCCGGTGCGCGACACCGACGTCACGATCAGCCACAGCGACTTCATCGTCACCGACGAGTCGCCGGCGAAGCGCCGCCTGGACTGGCTGCTCACCCACCCGAACATGAAGATGATCGGCAGCGACGTCACCGGCTGGCTGATCTGGGACACGAGCACCGACAAGGAATACACCGGCGGCCGCACCGCCTACGCCGCGATCGACGCGGCCCTGCGCATGGAGGGCGCGTGAAGCTCACCAAGCTGCACGCCGACTACTGGGCCAGCCGGCGCGCTCCGCGGGCGCTGCGCGACCTTGCCCAGAAGGTCACCATCGACCAGGTGGTCAACGCCAATGCCGGCGGCCTGCCGGGCGTGAAGGCGCATTTCGGCATGGCCACCACCATCACGCTGATGCGCCGCCGTACCCCAGCCGCCGCTGTCGACTTCGTGCTTGACCACGCTTGGCCGCCTCAGCCCGGCGAAGGCCGCAAGGACGAGATCTTCGGCTATCCGCGGCAGGACCGCCGCATCGCCTCCTGCCGCAAGTGGGCGGCCAAAATTTTGAAAGGACGAAAGTATGCCAACGACTGAAACCTGGGTGCCGCCTGAGCTGTTTTTCACCCACAACGGTGTGAACGTCTTCTACACCTACCGCGACAACGACATCGACCAGGGTGTCAACAGCTTCTGGTACACGCTGAACGCCCGGGACGATGACGAGACCGAGCAGTTCGACGTGCGCGACCTGCCCGCCTGGCAGCACAGCGAAGACCACAAGGCGATCATCACGCAGGCGCTCGACAACGGCGACCTCGAAGACTGGATGCCGTCCGATCCAGGCGACAACGAAGTCCCGGCGCCATGACGAACGTCCACTTCGCTCGCGTCTCCGGCAACGCGAAAACCGGACCCATCCCCGTCACCACCTCGCCGCGCGATACCTGCCCGACCACCTGCAGCTTCAAGGGCAACGGCTGCTACGCCGAGAACTTCCCGATGGCGCTGCACTGGACGAAGGTCTCGCTCGGCGAGCGCGGCATGCCGTGGGCCGACTTCGTCGACGAGATCAGCCGCCTGCCGAAGCACCAGCTCTGGCGCCATAACCAGGCCGGCGACCTTGCCGGCAGCGGTGTTCTGATCGACAAGCCCAAGCTGTTGGAGCTGGCCCACGCCAACCGCGGCCGGCGCGGCTTCACCTACACCCATTATCCGATGGTCGGCGACAACCTGCGCGCGGTGCGCGCCGCCATCAAGGCCGGCTTCACGGTCAACGTGAGCGCCGATTCGCTCGGCCAGGCCGAGCTGCTGTGGAAGAAGAAACTGCCGGTGGTGGCTGTCGTGCCGCGCGGCTGGAAGGGCAAGCAGACGCCGGGCGGTATGCCGGTCACGCTGTGCCCGGCCCAATTTACCGACCTGACCTGCGCCACCTGCGCGCTGTGCCAGAAAGCTGACCGGCGCGCGATCGTCGCTTTCGAGGCACACGGCGGGCGCCGCAAGGTGGTCGAACGCATCATCAACATCGAGGAGCTGAAATGACCCTTTACCGCATGGCCACGCCAGCGTACTGCCTGGATGAGAACGTTCTTGCTCTCTTCGCCGAGGCGGGCGTCAGGCTGGTCGACAAGGCCAACGCCCCCTGGAACGTCATCTTCGAGGGCACCGAACAGGCGCTGCGCGCTATCCACGCCGAGCACTGGAATGAGGAAATGCCCATGCTCTTCCCTGCGCCCAGCATGCCCTGCGCCGCGGTGCGCCGGCTGTATGAGGTGCGCATCGACTTCGAATTCCCGGAAGCCGAGGCCTGCGATCCGGAGCTGATCGTGAACGAGATGTTCCACGTCATCTTCAAGTTCGAGACCGACGACACTAGCCTCTTCCCCGGCAACCCGGCTTGCGCCCCGTACTTCACCGCCTGGCTGCTCGATGAGGGTGCCGCTCACGAACTGGGCCGCGCACTGGTCGACCGGATGGTCCAGCTGGGCTGCAAGGTGACGTCGTGACGCGCTTCTTCCTGAAAGTCTTCCTCGGCCTGCTGGCCGTTATCCTGCTTGCCAACCTGATTGGAGGCTGATATGGACCGTGAACTCGCCATCCTCAATGAGCTGGTGGCGGCCGCCGAGGCCGCGGGCCTGACCATCGAGTGCAAGGACATGAACACCGGGCACTACCACATCCTGGGCGGCGCCTGGCTCGTCAACTACTACCCGTTCAGCGCCAAGCGCACAGCCTATGCCAAGGGCACGACGAAGGGCAAGCCCTGCACGCCGGCCGAGGCCGTCCAGCTTGCGCTGGGGCCGCCACCGATCGTCCCGCAGCATGAGCGCGCGCAGCGCAGTCGCAACACTCGGGAGATCCGCCGGCGCATGATCGGCCGGCAGTCTGCGGTGCTGTGCTACTGGTGCGGCTGCGAGCTCACCCTCGACACCTCGACCCTGGACCATATCGTGCCGCTGGCGCGGGGCGGCCTGGACGCGCCGAACAATCGCGTACTGGCCTGCGAGCCATGCAACCTGACGCGCGGCCACGCCATGCCGGAGCTGCAGCAGCTGGCCTCTGCCAACTCGCCGCCCTGGGAGGACGACGATGACCCCGACCCACCCCCTGGACCGGCGTAAGCGCCGCACGGTGCACGCAGCCGCCGCGCTGGCTGGTCTCGATCGGCTAGGCCCTGCCTGCGCAACCCCGGACCTCGGGCTGGAACTGACCATGGATCGCACGGCAGTCAGCTGCGGCCAGTGCCGGCGTAGCCTGGGAGCCGCATTACGAAGAAAAGGAGAGCAAACTTTGTAGTTTTGTCGTATTCTTTCCACCCATCAATAAGGAGTAACCTATGGCTTTACAGTCCAACAAGCTCGGGCCGCCACTCGCCCGACTTGCAGTGGTCGGCCAGGACACCGGCACCAGTGACTACAGCGAGAAGGCGAACGGCACCCGCTACGTCTTCACCACGACTTCGAGTCGCAACTCGGCCACGATCGTCGACACCGTCGGCCACACGTACGGCTGGATCTCGAAGGATGCGCTGCACCGCGCGACTAACGGCGAGAAGGCGCTCGTCCTGCTCGCCGCCGGCAAGCTGGTCGGTGTCAAGTCTGGCCCTGACACCATCGACCTGTATTCGGCGGCCGAGCAGCCGGCACCCACCATCGTCACTGGCCGTTTGCACCTCGGCGATGGCAGTATGCTCCTCGGCAATGGCGGCAGTCTCACCGCACGTATCGATAACCCCACCATCAACAGCAAAGAGGAAAACACCATGAACAACTTCATCGCCAACCTGATCTCGACCAACAAAAAAGCTGCCGGCGACGCCGCAGTCCTCGAAGCCGGCCGCATCGCCAACAACACGCTGGTCAAGCTGATCGTCAGCCGCATGCCGTTCCTGGCCCGCTTCACCGGCGCGAAATACTTCCAGGGCCCGATCGGCAAGCTGGTCGTCGCCAACGGCGCCCTGGTGCTGGCCCAGCAGCTGCGTCCGAACGATCCGCGCGTCCGCTCGCTGACCGAAGCCATGGCCACCCAGGCCTACCAGGAAACCTACCAGATCGTTGACGTCGAAGGCGTGATCGACCAGCTGCTGAACCTGCCTGAGATCCAGCGCGCCATGCGCAAGCTGGACGAGAGCAAGCCGGCCGACACCGGCCTGGGCCGTCACTCCCCGCTCGATAACTAATTTCCCGCCGGCCGTCGCACAGGAGAACACGATGAGAGGTGAATACGTCGAAGTGCCGCTGGAAGAGCTCACGAAGCCGAAGAACGGCTACACCGTGATGACTGACCGCTGGTGGGCCACACGCAACGGCAACCCGCTGATGTACGTGACCAACGGCGGCCGCTTCCAGTACCCGCAGGCCAATCACAGCAAAGGTATCTGCGACCGGATATACCCGAACTATCCGGCCGTCTTCGTGCCGGTGGCCTACGTCAAACCCAACCCACTGTAACACCACCCGGCCGGCGCCCGCCGGCCACAACCCTGAAAGAGAACGATGACCGTATCCCTCGCAAAGAAAGTTGAAGCAGTCGACAACGTGGCGTTCCGCCGCGGCTTCCCCGACACCAAGGTCGCCGTCAAGTGCGCTATCGACGTGAGCGCGTCGATGGATGACGAATTCCGTGACGGTATTGTCCAGGAAGTCACCGACCGCTTCCTGGCTGTCGGTGTGCGCTTCGATGACAACCAGAGCATCGAGATGTATGCCTACGGGTCGGACGCCAAACGCTTGCGCGATGTGACGCCTGCGCAGTTCGGCAACTACATCAACACGACCTTCATCCCGGAAGCCCAGCGCGCTGGCGTCTGGATGAGCGGCACCAACTACGGCCGTGCCTTCGCCCTGGTCGCCAAGGACACCAAGCCCGCGCTGTTCGGCTTCGGCAAGAAGCCGGGCCCGAGCCTGCTGCTGTTCCAGACCGACGGCGACACGGCCGACGAGGCCGGCGCCGAGCAGCAGCTGGTCAAGCTGGGCGAGCAGAGCGTCTACGTGCAGTTGATTGGCGTGGGCAGCAACCGCTTCTCCTGGCTCTCGCGCATGGCCGACAAGTACGAGCACGTCGGCTTCATCACCATCCCGAACCTGCGCGTCGTCAGCGACGAGCAGCTGTACGAGCAGCTCCTGACCAAGGAACTGGCCACCTGGCTGCGAAAGTTCTGACCATGGTTCTGCTGAGCATCTCGACCCTGTTGGTCTCCCACGCCGCCTGCGCTGTCGCCGGCGGTCTCTTCGTCTGGGCGCGCCGCAAGCGCCCCGCATAAGGAAAACCCATGAAAACCGAACACATCCTCGGCCTCGGCGCCGGCGCCATCACGATCGGCCTGCTGGCCGTGGCCTGCAGCGTCCGCGCTCCGGCGCCCCAGGTGCGCTACGTGCCGGGCCCCGCGGCGGTAGCCCCGGCGCCGGCCGGCTATGCGCCGACCCCAGCGCAGTATGACCAGGCTCCGCAGTACGCTGCAGCGCCAGCACCGGCCCCGGCCCCGGCCGCCGCGCCGCAGTCCTCGGGCGTCGGCAGCTTCATCGCCGGTGCCGCCACCGGCGCGCTGGCTGGGCACCTGCTGACGAAGAAGGCGGACACCGCGCCGGCGCCGACCTTGCGCCAGCCGTCCCGCTACGCGCCGCCGCCGCCGGTGATCCGTCGCCCGGTGCTGCTGCCGCGCCAGGCCTACACGCCGATCAAGCGCCCGGCGCCGGCGCCGATGACGTACAAACGCGTCACCACCTCGAAGAGGAAATAAGCATGTGGCCATTTGACATCCGTCGCAAGAAGCGCGAAGCCGAAGCCCGCGAGCAAGCCGCACGTGACGCGCGCCGCAACGACCCGGTCCGCGACAAGGCCTGGGCCGACACCCGGAACAGCTTGCGCGCCAGCTCCAGTTCCCGTCCGGCGTCAGCCAGCGCGTCGAGCAGCAGCTCGGCGCCGGTCGACAACTCCTGGCAGCCGGTGTCCAGCTGGGACAGCCCGGAGCCGGCGCGCTGCGCCCCAGCGTCGAGCCACTCGCACCACTCGAGCCCGAGCTGCTCAAGCTCGAGCAGCCACAGCAGCCACGACAGCGGCAGCAGCTACTCCAGCGACAGCGGCAGCAGTGGTGACTGCGGCGGCGGCGGTGGCGGCGGCGGTGGCGGCTGCGACTGATTAACCTGGGCCGGCCGCGCGCCGGCCCGCGAAAGGAGCACGATGAAAAAACGCTACACCCTCACCTACGACTACACGGATGTTGTGGTCGAGATCGATCACGCCGTGTGCACGGACGCGCTCCTGCACGAGATCAACGACTTCTGGTCGGATCGCAAGTTCCGCCTGAGCCAGGCGAATGGCGACATCACACGCGCCGTGCTGCTGATGCTCGCGCAGACGGTGCTCCGTCTGAACGTGTCCGACTGGCGCGACACCGTCTCGCTGATGAAGGACACGGAGACCTGCCCCGAAGGCTGGCCGCTGCTCGACGGCTCGGCCGGCATCACCCTCGTCAAGGTTGAAGACTTCGTGTTCGATGCTGATGAGTTCACTGTGGAGGAGGAAGAGCTGTGATCGACCCCGATGAAGTAGAAGACCTGCGGGCCGAGGCTCGCGCCGCGCGGCAGCACGACCGCTGCGTCTGCGATGTCGGGTCCTGGGGCACCTGCCCTGGCCCGGCCAACTGCCCAAACGCACCTGAAGAGGACGACGATGACTGAACAAATCTGGGGCGCCATCGCGCGCCTCGCCATCCGGCCGCGAGTACGCGACTGGCTGATCCGCCGCGCGCTGCGCACGCCCTACTCACCGATCTTCAAGGACGGCGAGATGTACATGAACCGCTTCTGGCTCTTCAACCCGTACGACTTGCGCCCGGAGAGCGAGAAGGGCCTGCTGGCCAAGCTGATGGGCAAGCTGCCGTCGGTGCGCCTGCACCACATCCGGCTGCCAGACCGCGATCGCCACCCGCACAGTCATCCGTGGCGTGCCCGCACTGTCATCCTGGACGGCTGGTACGAGGAAGAGCGCCTGATGGACCTCCGGATGCCTGACGATTTCACCAGTACGGTGACGCGGACGCGCAGACCAGGCGATACCGCCACGCTGACGTTCCAGGACTACCACAAAATCACCAAACTTTCGATCGGAGGAGCATGGACGCTGTTCATCACCTGGAAGTACCAGGGCACCTGGGGATTCCTCGTCGACGGCAAGAAAGTGCCGTACAAGAAGTACCTGGGCCTGTAACCCGGGCGGCGTGGTATAGCCGGAAGAACGGCGGCGGCTGGCGCCGCTGCCGCAAAAATTTCACTTGCCAGCAAGCATTATGTCTGTGTAAGATCGTCGCCGGAGAGCAATATTTTGACAGTTGTCACGTCACCTCCTGGCCCCGAACCCTCCGAATATGCGCCCAGTGCGCGGAAAGTCCAATATGAATATCACCCCAGAAGTCCAGGCGCGCGCCGCCGAGCTCATCGTCGAGCGCACCGACGGCGGCTACACCCAGCCGGGCGCCGAGCGTCTAGTCAACACCACCGTGCTGGTCCTGCAGGCCATCCACGACGCGATCGAGGAACTCCAGGTCGATGTCTTCGCATGATCGACCTGTATGAGGTTCTCGAAGTGGCGCGCGACGCCGACACGCGCACTATCAAGTCCGCCTGGCGCAAGCTCGCGCAGCTCCACCACCCGGACAAGCACGGCGGTGACGACAGCATCTTCAAGGAGATCCAGCAGGCCTACGACGTGCTGGGTGACGCCGAGCGGCGCGCCCAGTACGACGAAACCGGCAGCACGACGCCGATGTCCTCGGTCGAGGCCGTGGCGCGCACGGCCCTGGCCGAGATGATCAACAAGGCGATCGAGGCGGTCGGCTCGGTCGCTGAGGACGAGCTGGAGTATCACGACCCGGTGCAGGTGGTGCGCGACGAGCTGCACGGCGTCCGCAAGACCAACGCCGAGGTGCGCGACAAGGTGCAGCGCAAGATCCGCCAGCGCCGCACGGCCCTCGAGCGCCTGGTGCGCAAGGAAGGTGACGGCCCGAGTGTCCTGGCCGACGCTGTCCAGGGCGCGATCGCGCAGCTGGAAGGCTCGCTCGATCAGATCGCCGAGAAGGACGTCGTGATCCTCAAGGTCCTGGACCTGCTTGCCGAATACGACTACACGACGGACGAGCGCAAGTCGGAGCCGCGCTGGGAGCCTATGTCTTCAGGGAGCTGGCGCCAGCCGCCGGGGCCGCGCTGGGGCGGGATTTAACGCCCAGCCCGACCCGAGGCCGCGCCGGTGCGGCCGGCGTCGCGATGGTGCCGCGCAGCACTGGCGCCGGCGGCTCGACGACAACCGGCGCAGGGCGACTGACGGCGTAGGTTACAGCCAGGTCACTGCGCACGGTAGCCATTAATTGTCCACGCGCTTGAAGTGAATCGTGCGGTCGAACTGCTCGGTGTTTGCGCAGGTGACACGGAAGGTGCACTTGTTGACGGCGCCTGCCGTGACCGCCAGGCCGCCCAGCTTGACGGTCAGCTTGCCGGCGCTGATGGTCACCTCGGTGAGGGCTTCGACGCCCTCCACGACCGGCAGAACCGACACCGCGGTCGTGTTCATCACCGCCAGGTCTTCGGTGACGTCGGCAGTGTAGAACAGCTTGTCTTCTGGATCTTTCTCGATCCACCATTTACCATCTTCGAATACTGGCTCAATCATCTGTGAACTCCACGGTTCGGTTCATTGCAATAAATTTAACGGTGCGGTTCCGGGCCTTGAACACGATCGTGCGGTCCGGCGCCTTGGTCACAATTTCACGCCCCTGCGCGCTGGAAAACACCACGGTGCGTTTCGGCGGCGCCACGATGCCTGGGATGATCGCGGCATAGACCGAGTAGATCCCCAGCAGATCGGAGCGCACGGCCGCGACCACCTTGTATGCGGCACTGAATTCCCGGGCCACTGTCTCGCGCACTGCGTAAGCTGGCGCAAGCGTCTGGCCGACCGTGTCTCGCACTGCGTAGCTCGGCGCCAGGTCTTTGTTGACGGCGCCCAGGACGCGGTAGCTTGCGCTCAGGCTGGTCGTGACCGACACCGACGACAGCACCTGGTAGTCGGCGAACAGGTCGTTCGACACGCTGGCGTAGACGGCGTAGTTCGCTGTGACGTCTTTGGCGACTGCCGCAAGCACGCGGTAGTCTGTGGTCAGATCCTTGGCGAGCGCCGTGCGCACCGCGTAATCTGCCGCTAGGCTGCGTGTCACCGACGCCAGGATGCGGTAGTCGCCGGCGGCGTTCGCGCCGACCGCGCCGAATACTGAGTAGGCCGCTGGCAGATTCGTGGCCACCGCGCCGCGCACTGCGTAGCTCGGCGCCAGGTCTTTGTTGACGGTACCGCGCACCGAGTAGGCTGCGCTCAGGTTTGCCGACACCAGCGTGGTCACGACCGCGTCCGACAGCATGGCGTACGGGAAGCTCGGCGCCGCAGCCATGATCATCTGCGGGTTGCGGTAGAAGTTGTCGATCTCTTTTTCGGTCAGCGCCCGCCCGCCGATGAACGTTGCGTTGAACAGCTGCGCATTCATCGACTGGAAGCCGTACGTGCCGCCGCCCATCAGGTCCAGCGGTACGGTGTCACCAGTTGCCAGCGGCCCGGCCAGGCTCGACGTGAAGGAGCGGGACACGACGCCCTGCGGCGTTCCATCATTCAGAAACACACGGCAGTGCGAGCGGACCTTGATCTGCGTGCCACCGTCGTAGGTGATCCCAAGGAAGACGCGAGCGTAGGTGCCACCTTGGGTCCACAGGTCGTAGTTGTAGTCGTTGCTGTATGTCTGAAGATTGATACGGCGGAAGCTGGTAGCCGAGAGCAACGTGAATTGCGTCCGTGGCTTGTTCGAGGCGTCGCCGAAGCTGAATACGCACTTGCCTCCGCTGTACGAAAAGTCACCTTGCCAGAATTCGACAATGATCGTGCGCGCGCTGGAACCGGCCATACCCAGTTCGGACGGCAGCAGGCCGGTGCTGATTTTGCCGGCGCCGGTGCCCATCGCAGCCTTGCCCGTCGGGTCGGGCTGCAGGACCGGGCCAGTCGATACGCCCAAGCCAGGCCGCCCGCGAACGGCCGACTTGAAATCCCGAACCAGCGGGAAATGCGCGGTGACGTTCCTGCCGATCGGCGTACCGGCTGAAACTTTTGTGCCTGCTGACAGGCGGCGTGCGTAATCGCGCGACACAGCTTACGGCACCTGACGTTCCAGGAACACCTCAACTGTTACGTTCTGCGAGGTGTTGCCGAACGCTTTGGCGGTGAACTGCGAGAAGCCAGGCGGGCAAGGGATCGATCCGCTCGTCGTGCTGTTGACGGCCACATCGCCGCTCACCCGGTCGATCTCGTACAGGCGCCCATTGGCGACGCCGTAGAACACGATGATGATCGGCGCGCCTGGCGCTAGGCCGCCGTTGGTGATTCGGTAGGCGAATGTGTCGCCATAGTCGGCGAACGGTCCGACGATCGCACCGACACCTGAGCTGTGAGGCGCCGCCTCAGTGTAGGTGGCGGCGGTCGCGCCGAACATGACCGAGGTGCCGGCCGCGAGGATGCTTGCTTCTGCGATGGTCATGGCCATTATGGCGCCTCACTTGCAATTTGATTGAGCGCCGCTTCGATTTGCAGCCGGTCGGCGATGACCGGCGCCAGCGCAAGCGACTTGAGCGCCGCCACGGCGCTGCCGTATTTCGTAGGGCTTGTGGCGGCGATCAGATCCATCATCCCGCGCGCGCGGCCAGAGCCGATGTCGAGGCCGTCGCTGTCTTCGAGCCAGCCGTGGGCACTTGCCAGGGCGTCGAGATACGCGAAATGCTCGTCGGGCGGAACGCCCATCTGATCCAACACCGCCACGAAAGCCGCCGGCAACTCCGTGGCGTCACTGAGTGAGCGCAGCAGCTGCAGGAAGTTGGCCGCGTCGACGACTGACAGCACGTTGCGTACGCCGCGCGACGTGATGTGCAGCGGCACCGGCGCCATCAGCCCTTCGGCGTTCAGCGCCGCAGTCAGGCCGTCCAGGTCACGCGCAGCGCGCAGATCGTCAAGATCCGCACGCGCAAGGATGCGGGCGCGGATGTCCATTAGGCGGTGTCGCCTTCGACGCGCAGAACGAACGGGTCGCTTGCGATCGATGGGGCGCCTGCCGTAACCACACGTTTGATCCACACGGCGCGGCTCTGGCCAGGCCCGAGGTTTTCCAGCGCAAGGCCAGCACCCTTGCTCGCCGCCAGGCTGAATGTGACGCCAGCAGGTGCGGTCGTCTCGTTGGCGACCGACTGCTCGGTGCCGTTCACCGCCGAAGTGCCCAAGCCGATGGTGACCTCGGTGCCTGTGTTCGGGGTGTTCGAGTTGAGCCACGCGAACGGCGCGTAGAGCGTCAGCGACCCGTGGTTGTTGCGCACGTAGACGCAGCGGTACTCGGTGCGGCCGGCGGCAGCCTCAGCCGACGTGACGTCGTCGAGGATGTCGGTGCCCGCCACTGCAGCCGTGGATTGCACGCCACCCAAGGACGTGAGCGGGGAGGAGTTTGCCGCACCGCCGGAGAGGCGATACAGGATGTCAGCGGAGGCGATAGGCATGGCGAGACCTTGCAGGTTGATTTCCAGCAAGTCTGGCATGATTCTTGCCTCGTGTAAAGAAATGACAGCAGGAAAAATTGCTTTGACAGAAGTCAGAAATTTGATTTACCGTAGTGCCCGCTTAACCCCACCCACCTGAAAGTTACCTATGTTCAAAAAAGCAACCATCATCGGCTTCAACCCGAAGGCCATGGCCACCCTGACCGTGCCGCAGGAGCAGCTGTTCGCGCCGCTGCTGTCGAGTGAGGTCAGCCGCTCGGGCTGGTCGGCAGTCCGCGACGACGAGCTGGTCTACATCGGCCACAACAAGCAAGTCCTGATGCACTTCACGATCGAGAAGAAGATCCTGCCGGCGTCGGTCGTCAACCAGGTCGCCAAGGCCAAGGCCGCCGAGCTGGAAGAGCAGCAGGGCTTCCCGCCAGGGAAGAAGGCCATGAAGGATTTGAAGGAGCGCGTCTTCGATGAGCTGCTGCCGCGCGCCTTCACCACCACCAGCGTGACCCGCGTCTGGATCGACCGTGAAGCCGGCCGCATCGTGATCGAGAACACCGCAGGGTCGGTCCTGGACCTGATCCAGCGCGCGTTGTACAAGACCTTCGGCGAGCTGCAGCTGCAGGACATCGCCTGGCCGCGCGCCAAGGTGCTCACGTCGTGGCTGGACCAGGGCGAGCCGGAACACTTCACGCTTGACGACGCCGTCACGCTGCAGTACCCGAACGCCCAGCGCAAGGTCGTCAAGTTCGCCAAGGCCAACCTCGCCGCCGAAGACGTCCGTGGCCACGTCGCGGCCGGCGCCGTCGTCCAGGCTGTGGCCATGACCTACAACAGCCGCATCTCGTTCACCATCACCGACAACATGCAGCTGCGCGGCATCAAGCCTCTCGACATCCTGCGCGAGTCGGCCGGCACGCCGGACGCGGACAAGTTCGACAACGATTTCACGCTGATGACCGGCGAGCTGTCCCTCCTGTTCACCGCCCTCGCCGAGGCCGCATGACCGCTTACTACAACGAATACGAGAAGTCCGCAGCCGCCTGGCTGCGCGAATTGATCGCTGAAAACCTGATCGCGCCGGGCGTGGTCGACGAAAGGAGCATTGAAGATGTCACACCCGGAGACCTTGCCGGATTCAACCAAGTCCACTTCTTCGCCGGCATCGGCGGATGGAGCGCAGCTCTCCGGCTTGCCGGCGTGCCGGATAGCGCCCGAGTCTGGACTGGAAGCGCTCCTTGCCAGCCTTTCTCCGAGGCAGGCAAAGGCGGCGGGTTTGATGACGAGCGGCACCTATGGCCAGCCTTCCACCACCTCGTCCGCGTCCGCAAGCCTCGAGTCGTCCTTGGTGAGCAGTCTGCGAGCAAGGACGCAGATGCTTGGTTCGACCTTGTACAAGCTGACCTGGAAGGTCTGGGCTATGCCTTCGGGGCGGTCGCGTTTCCGTCTGCGGGGATCGGTGCTCCGCACCTCCGCGACCGCGGCTACTGGGTCGCTGCCGACGCCATGGCCCACGCCCCAGGCGCGGGACTTCAAGGGCGCGCCGCTGGCGGGTATCCACGACCGGGGAGCGAAGGGCGCGCCGCTGAACGAGACCGCGCGATTGGCGAGCTGGCCCACGCCAACGTCTTGCGATTCCAACCGCAAGCCGGCGGCCAACTTCACGACCACCAACCTCACGCTCAACCATGGCGCGGCGCTGGCCAGCTGGCCGACGCCGCGCGCGGCGGACGGCTTGAAGGGAGCGCACCTGGAAGCCCAGACCAACATGAAGGGCACGGACCTGCCCACCACGGCCAGCTGGACGATGGCCGGCTGGCAGACACCTTGCGTGGACGGATTCCGGAAGCGGGGCGGGAATCGCTCGGACGAGTTGGGCAACCAGGAGCTGGTGAAGAATGTGGACCAGCCGGCCCGACTAACGGTTACTGGCGAGCTGCTGACTGGCTCTTCTGCCGGGATGGCAAGTGGCGGGCAGTTGAACCCGGCACACAGCCGCTGGCTGATGGGCTATCCGGCCGCGTGGGACTCCTGCGGGGCTACGGCAATGCAGTCAATATCTTCGCGGCCGCGGCCTTCATCGAAGCGTTCAAAGATCACTTGAGAGGAAATTAAATGCGTATTTGCGTCGACCAGGACTCCACCTGGGAATACATCAAACCGGCACCGCTGAACCAGAAGATCCAGCTGCTGACGAAGGATAACCAGTGCGTCGTCGGCGTCTTCAAGGGCGACCCGCTGCCACACAACAAGACGTACAAGGGTTGGAAGGGTCTCCCAAATCGTGACCAGGACCTGGAGCGCAAGCTCGGGTATCTGTGATGACGACCGACGACGTTATGAGCCAGGTGCGCGCCATGTATGCGCATCTGGAACACCACGCCTTCTGGTTCCCGCGCCCCGAACAGTGGAAGTGGTCGACGCCAGACGGTCGGCCCCAGACGCTGCACGTGCCGCACTCCCCGGGCCTGACCAACCTCCTGTGGCTGGCCATGGACATGGGCACGCCGCCCGGCATGTACGCCCTGCAGGAGAACGCGCTGGCCCTGCTCCTGCTGTCCTGGGGCCCGGCCACCTACTTCGACGGCGTCTCGCTGCTCGACGCGGCCGGGATCATGCCGATGGACAAATTCGCCGCACGGCTTGCCGCTGAACCTGCCACCGGCAACCCGCTGCAGGCTGCCTACCCCGTACTCAACACCCTTTTGAAAGGACGTCTCCGTGCGTAATACTGCCGTCACCCAACCTGAAGTCATCACCGTCGACAAGCCCGCCGCTGTCGGCAAGTCCTCCCTGGCGTCGAACGCCTACTTCCAGCACCTGATGCTGATGTACAGCCTGCCCACCTGGGACGGCAAGGGCCGCGTTTGGCTCAAGCCGGGCGTGATCCGCCTGCTCGAAGCCTTCCGGAGGAATCGTGCGTACCCTTGACCAGGTGCTCGCGGCTCACCCCTTCCCACACCCGATGGGCGGGGTGATGACGCTCGAGCCCATGCAGATCGAAGACATCGAGCGCGCCGTCTACTGGCGCCGCGCCCTCCTGGACCTGCCGGTCGGCTACGGCAAGACGGTCATCCAGACCGCGATCGCGCTGTGCCTGGAGCCGGAGGTCACGGTGATCCTGGTGCCGCCGATCCTGATCGCCCAGTGGGTCGCCTGGCTCAACAGCATCCCTGGTGCCGGCGCGGCGCTGGGCTACACCGGAGGCCCGGCGACGCGCGCAGGTTACGACTTGCGCAAGTATGACTGGCTGGTCATGTCGTATCAGGTGTTCAACAATGACATCGAGCGCCTGCGCAAGACGTTCGCCGGCCACGACGTGCTGCTGACGGTCGACGAGTGCCAGAACCTGAAGGGCCGCGGCGTCCTGTTCAAGAACGTGCGCGACTTCGCGCAGGGCCGGGATTTGATCCTGGCATCGGGCACGATCATGAGCAAGATCGGTGATGCCTACGCCTACATCAAGCTCAACACTCCGGAGATCTACCGGACGTACGGTCATTTCGAGAACGTGCACGTGAAGGAGCGCGACTTCTTCAAGCAGCCGGTCGAATGGCACAACCTCGATTTCCTGCAGGAGAACCTGTCGATGCGCAGGATCTACCGCACGAAGGAAGAGGTGCACTCGGCCCTGCCGAAGGCGCGCTACATCCCAATCTACTACGACCTGTCGAAGGAGCACATGGCGCTGTACAAGCGCCTGATGGAAGAGCAGCTCCTGCTGCTCGACGACGGCGGCAAGATCGACGCCACCACCGCGACGAAGCTGTATCACGCCGCGCAGCAGATCATCACCAACTACGGCTTCTTCGCCGGCGACGAGAGTAAGAAGAGCGTGCTCTTCGACCTGCTCGACACCACGATGGACGAGATCGGGCTGGGCGACAAGGACCGGAGCAAGCTGATCTTCTGGACGATCTACCAGCGCACGTCGGCGGCCGTCGACCAGCACGTGAACAGTTACCTGAGCGCGCGCAAGGACGGCACCTACGGCGTGGCCGCTTACGGCGCCGTGAACTCGAAGAAGTCGATCGAGCAGTTCATGACCGACCCGCTGGCCGTGCACCTGACGGCGCAGCCAGGGTCGGCCGGCGCCGGCTTGAACCCGCAGTACATCTGCAACGAGTGCGGCTATATCGAAATCCCGACGACCACGATCCCGTTCGTGCAGTCCGCTGGCCGGATCGACCGGAAGGGCCAGCGCTACAACCCGAACATCCGACTGTTCATCGCCCGCGGCACGATTCAAGAACGCTTGCTGGCGAACCTTTTCGACAACGACGGCCTGGTCCAGAAAGCCTCGGGGTCGAAAAAGGGGATCAAAGATTTGATCTTCCCGTCATAAATCGTTGTAGAATTGTTGCCTCAAATCAGTGGATTTATAGAAAGTTAATGCTCAATGGAAGCCCCATCCGTAGTTAAAGCCCAAGCCCGAGAGTGGATCGAACACCTCATGCGCAACTCGGCCCTCTGGACCGAGTACCAGCACGCCACCATGATGTATAGCAAGAAGGACAAGGTCTTCGTGGTCTGGGAGTACCGTGACGGCAGTGCGCATCTGGTCGCTGTTCTCGTTACCGAAAAACCTCACGTCGACTTCGACACCGGCCTCACCCTGGAAATGCATGACCTGGTCTCCGACCGGCGTCTGCTGATCGATCAGCGCCCGGCGCAGATCGTCGAAGGTGTTTATGCCTGGATTCCGACCTACATCGAACTGCGCTTCGCGCCGCGCAAGCAAAACGACCACTACGCGCCGCGCATCCTGACTGTGCCGTTCTGCGTTAAAACCGCAACCCACCCTACCAAAGCCCTGACACCAGGCCACCGCTACATCTCGACCCAGACGGATTTCGAGTCGCGTTGGCCTAACTTCAAATAGGGGGCGTCATGTTTCATTACTACCAAATCGCCGGGGGCGAAGAGACCTGGCAGGCTATTCCTGCGTCGCGCAAAAGCGAACTGATCGCCGAGCATAGGCCGATGTTCGTCACGGTGCTGCCGGTCTCAAAAGTCGTCGAGGATCTGCCGTACGAAGAGAAGCTGAAGCTCGCCTACATCGGCCCGTTCTACGCCGACTGGGATTCGAAGGACGAAAAACTCGTCATCGAAAAGACCAACCAATTCCTCGACAAGCTCGAAGAGATGGGCGTCGACCTGGAGCAGTGCCACCTGTACGCCACCGGCGGCAAGGGTTACCACCTGGAGGTGCCGCCCGAAATCTTCATGGAGAAGGTGCCGGCCAAGGGCGTCGTCGGCCTGCCGATCGTGTACAAGGAAATGGCCCTGGCCATGACCGTCGACACGCTCGACTTGCGCGTCTACTCGGCCCAGCGCGGCCGGATGTGGCGCCAGCCGAACGTCAAGCGCGAGAACGGTCGCTACAAGGTGCCGGTCAGCCTGATCGAGATGCGCGAGATGACGCCCGAGCTCAACGCCGTCCTGACGGCGACGCCGCGCCAGCTGTCGGACTTCCCGGTCAAGCCGCCGACGTTCTGCGTCAAGCTCTCGATCGAGTACACGAAGGCGGCCCAGCGCGTCGAGGAACTGCTCAAGAAGCGCGCCAAGCACAAGCCCGATCCACGCTTGCGCGAGAAGGCCACGTCCGAGTCGATCCTGTGGATGATGTCCGGTCTGGGCATCAAGCCTGACGTCGGCTTCCACCAGCTCTCGCTGCAGCTGGCCACCGCGGCGGCGACCGCCGGCTGGTCGGAAGAGAAGTTCGTCGAGGAGTGCAAGGGTCTGATCGAGACCCACACCGGCGACGGCAGCCGCTACAACACCGAAGGCAAGCGGCGCGAAGAGCTCGCCCGCATGTTCCGCTATGTGTCGGGCAACCCCTGCTACGAGTTCTCGATCGGCGCCATCAAGTCGCTGCTCGAACACCCGGCCCTGGACCTGGATGGCATCACCCAGACGAAGGAAGAGGTTAAGGAAGCGATCGACGACGCCGTCGCCCAGCGCCCTGACCCGAACGCCGCGGTCGAGCAGGACGAGTACGAAGACGTCGCGCGCGGTATCACGCTGCTCAAGAACGGTATCTTCGGCGACACCGAGTATGGCAAAAAGCGCCTGTGCTCGGTCAGCTTTGCCAATGCCTGCGTGCTCCGGTCGATGGATACGCGGCAGATTGTCGGCTACGATGCCGACGTCATGGTCAACGGAAAGTTCCACGGCACGACGACGCTGGAGCTGGACATTTTCTCGGGCCTTGTGCCCTTCAACCGGTTTGTGGCCAAATACGGCCACGCCTTCCAAGGCTCCGATGCCCAGGTCAGGGTGGTGATGATGCGTTTTGTAGAACAAGCAAAGAAGTCCGGCGGCATGAAGTATGTCGTCACCCGCGAAGGTCTCGATATGGTGGCCGTCGCCGGCCATGAGGATGTCCGGATCTCGAAGCCGTTCATGGTCTGGGCCGATAACTACGGCGTGACCATGGAGCCGCGCGCCGCCGCGGCCGAGATCAGCTTGAAGTATGCCGGCTTCCCCGACCCGCGCGGAGTCTTCCGCTCGGACATCGCCCTGGCGCCGAAGCTGGTCGACTGGGTCCAGGACCCGGCCAACAAGACCTTGCTGCTGGACACGCTCAAGAACATGATGACGTGCCAGCGCCCCGAGGTGCTGGGTAAGCTGATTGGCTGGTACACGGCCTGCTTCTGGAAGCCGCTATTCCAGAAGGTGCACGGCAAGTTTCCGCTGCTGCACGTGAACGGGCCGGCTGGTCTCGGCAAGACCGAGCTGAACATTGCGCTCAGCTCGATCTTCTACTACCAGCAGGAGTGCCGGCCGCTGTCACCTGGCTCGACAAACTTCGCGCTGACCCAACACTTGACGGCGTCGGCGTCGATCCCGCTGATCCTCGACGAGTACAAGCCGCACGAGATGCGCAAGGACCGGCACGATTCGCTCAAGGCGCTGTTCCGCGACGCTTACAACCAGCGCGACACCGCCCGGGGCGGCGGCTCGCGCGACGGCGACGACTACCGCAACCTGCAGTTCTCGCAGCTGGCCGCGCCGCTCGCCTTCATCGCCGAGGCAGCCGAGGAAGAGTCGGCCGTCATGGAGCGCGTCGTGCTGGTGACCCTGGCGCGGCCGCACCAGCTGGTCGGCGTCCAGAACTACAGCAAGTTCCAGGCATTCCAGCGCAACAAGCACCTGCTGGGCATTCTGGGGCAGTACCTGGCCACCTCGATCATCCACGACGCCACGATCGAGAGCTTCTCGGAAGAGTTCAAGGGCTACTACGACGAGGCGCGCGCCAAGTTCATGCTGTCGGAAGCTGACATCTCCGGCGGCCTGGACGACGAGGCGATGAAGGAAAAGCAGAACACGAAGGAGCGTCCGGTCTACAACCATACGGTCGCCCGCTTCGGCTTCATCCAGTTCCGCCGCCTGGTCAACGAGATGTTCGACAACGAGCTCGACCCGATCATGGCCGAACTCGAAGACGGCATTTACGCCCGCCTGTCGGACTTGCATGCATCAACCACGCCGGAATACGTCAAGGTGCTGCGCGAGATCAGCAACATGAGCTACCACGTGGAAGTCGAGCGCCCGGAAGCGGTGCGCAAGAACCACGAGTACGCTTTCGCCGACATCTCCGGCCGAGGCTTGCTGGAGCTGTCGGTGCGCACGGCGTACACCAAGTACCGGATGTACTGCCGTGCCGCCCAGACCAACCCGCTCTTCGGCGGCGTCGAAGCCTTCATCCACGCGGTCCAGGACAGTCCTGCCTTCGTGAAGAAGGGTTCCGGCACGGTGCTCAATTCGCCAGGCACCTTCACGTTCGACGTGGAAGAGCTGGCGCGACTTGGGGTCGACATCTTCAAGAAATAAATTGACAGCAGTCAATAAGTTTGACATACTGAGTTCCTCCCTAAGCCGGGAGGGAAAGCCCGGCAAACCCGATAGTTTCAACTTTAACTTTAAAGGCAATATCATGGCACTGAACAAAAACGCATCCGCTGGCACCCCATCCTTCGAGTCCCCAGACGACGACAACGTCGGCGCTGACCAGACCGCAGAACAGATCGCAGCTGAGCAGCGCGCTGCAGCTCAGAAGCGTCTCGCTGAGGCGGCCGGCAAGCGTGAAGAGTCGAAGCCTGCTTCGACCGGCACGGCACTGACCACCCCAGTCGGCGGCCAGGTCGCTGTCTCCAAGCCGCTGGTCAACCCGCTCGAGCCTCTCAAGAACGCCTTCCCTGTCGAGTTCGACACCCTGCGCAACCTGCAGATCAACCAGGGCAACGTGATCGACCGTGAAACCGGCAAGGCACTGGGCGACACCATCTGCCTGGAACTGCTGTCCTTCCAGGACCAGTGGGTCATCGGCCCAGGCGGCGAAGACAAGTCGGAAGAAGCGAAAGAGCTGGTGCGCTACTCGGACGACGGCATCACCTCGACCAAGGGCGATGACATGAAAGAGTGGCTGGCCAACCTGCACAAGCTGGGCCACAAGGAAGCCAAGATGACTGAGCGTATGGTCATCTGCGGCGCGGTGACCGATCCGGGCACCAAGGGTAAGAAGGAAGTGCCTGAGCTGCAGGACGCCCTGGTGCAGATCAACCTGCCACCGACCTCGAAGGCAGCGTTCAAGCGCTACCAGGTCGACCAGGCTTACCGCATTGGCAAGGGTATCATCCAGCCGGAAGGCGCCCAGCATGTGAAGATCGAGTGCTCGATCGTCAAGCGCGGCGACAACACCTGGACCGTGGCGGCATTCTCCCGCGCCGACGCGTAACCAGCAGCCCCTGCAGTAAAGAGCGACCCGCCGGGTCGCTCTTTTTTGGCCTATACCCCACGGAGAGTTATCTTGGACCAACAAATTCCTGATGCAGTACAGCAAGCCGAACGCCCAAAAGCCTGGGTCATCGCCGACACCGAGACCACCGGCCTGAACGGCCCTGCGATCGAGATCGCCTTGCACGAGATCAACCCGCTGACCCTGGAGATGCTCTGGGAAGTCGACTCGCTGATCGACCCAGGCCCTGATTTCCCGATCGAGCCCGGTGCCATGGCCATCCACGGCATCACCGACGAAATGGTGGCCGACGCGCCGACGCTCGAAGAGTTCCTGACCACGCCTGGCGATCAGTTCCTGAACGGGCGCCTCGAAGGCCGCGACGTCATCCTGATCTGCCACAACGCCGTCTTCGACATCAAGCGCCTGCACCCGATCGGCGACGTCACCAACACGATCTGCACGCTGTTCCACTCGCGCCAGCTGGTCGGCACCGAAGTCGTCAACCATAAGCTGACCACCTTGCGTGAGCACTTCGGCTTCCCGCCGAACGAGGCTCACCGCGCGCTGGCCGACGTCTACACGACGAAGCGCCTGCTGCGCGAGCTGCTCGGCCGCACCAACCGCACCCTGCCTGAGTTCCTGGCCACGATGGACGTCACCGTGCACCGTATGCCTTGGGGCAAGCACCGCGGCCAGCTGATCATGAACATGCGCAAGGATTACCTGGAATGGGTCAAAGGCCTGCCAGACCTGGAGCCGAACTTGAAGAAGTCGGTCGTCAAAGCCTTGAAGACGATGGCGAAATGATCATGAGTACCCTCGACAAAGCTTTCGCCGGCATCGGTATTTTCGTGGTCCTGCTGATCGTGGTCGGCATCCTGCTGGCGAAGGTCGGCGTGATCTCGGGCTCGATCGAGAACACCAAGACCGGTAAAAAGAAAACTTTCGGCAAAACCGACAACAAATAACCTGGAGAACACCATGTCCATCTTCACCACCTACCAAGCTTCCGCCCTCCGCACCGAGAAGCCCCTCCCAACCATGTTGGGGCGCCTGCGCCACGCTGCACTGGGCCTGATCACCGAGTCCGGCGAGATCACCACCGAGGTCAAGCGCCACGTCATCTACGGCAAACCGCTGGACTCGCTGGGCAAGGACGGCAAGACGACCATGCGCCAGCACATCGGCGAAGAGATCGGCGACGTCTACTGGTACGTCGCGATCGCCGCTGACGCCCTCCAGCTGCCGCACTACTTCGAGGCGCGCCTCGGCCGGATGCGTCCGCGCGTGTTTCAGACCTACGACTTCGAGGCCCTGTCGCTGGAACTGGCCGGCGAGGTCGGCGCTTTCGCCGACGCCGTCAGCGATATTGACGTCAACCCCTTCGGCGTCGCGTCGGTCCTGGACCGTCTCTGCCAGCACCTGATCGACATCGCCACCGGCTGCGGCCTCGACACCGAAGAGATCCTGGCCGCCAACATCGCCAAGCTGCAGGAGCGCTTCCCGGATGCCTACTCGAACGAGGCAGCCGAGGCACGCGCCGACAAGGGCGGTCTGGACGCACGGAACTCGTAACATGATCGCACGCTGGACTAGCGCTTCGTCGCAGGTTCGGTCGCTCGCAAAAGCGGTTTCGGCCGCTTTTGCTGCGTCTGCCCTGACGGACGAAGAAAAATCCCCTGGCAAGATCGAGATCACGGACTTGCCCTGGCAGGCACCTCCGCTGATCACGCCGCACATGCTCTCCGGCGGCGCCCTGCAAGACTACTTCGACGCGCCGCTGCCGCTCGACCAGGCGCTGCTGCACGCGTTCTGGACCACGACCCTGGCCGAGATGTGGTATCGGCCGTCGACGCTGCTCAAGCGCGGCATCCTGGCCGGCACCGGCCGGGCCATGCCGGCTGTCCGGCACGGCCAGCGCGCGTTCCGCTTCGCCCGCCCAGCCGGCTGGCCAACTTGCGAAGACCTCGCCGGCGTGTCCTTCTCGCTGGAGGTGGCGCACGCCGCGCGCGTGTCGCTGCCGATCAAGGACTTCGTGTCCGACGACGACAACTACTTCGCCGTCTTCGCCGACGGCGCGGTGATCGGCGTCAAGGATGGGCTGCCGGCCTGCGTCTCGCCGTGGACGATGGACGCGAGCGGCATTGTGCAGGAGCTGCTGCTCATGCCGCGCGGCGAGGTCAGCTACGCCTGCGAGTACGACCAGCTCGCCGCGGTGCGGTCGGTGCTGCACGTGCACCAGGCGCGCTTCCCGCACAACTTCCAGGCGCTCGACCAGGCCCTGCAGGCGCTGCGCCTGCTCAGCCTGGGCGGCTACTGCCCGGAGCTGCTGCACGCCTTGCGCCTGTCGGCGCTGGACATCCGGACGGCGAAAGAGCGCGAGCGCGCCCTGTTCTCCGCCCTCGATGTCATCGACGCCGAGATCTCCGACCGGTCCAAGCTGGTCACGCTGCGCGACCTGCTTGTGCCGGACGTACTTTCGGTGACGACCTTCAAGCGACACATCTTCGCCAGCGACACCTACCCGTTCACTCTCGCGCGCGGCAAGCTCGGGACGATCCGGGACTGGGTCGTCGAACAGTACCAGCAGCTCCCTGTCGAGCTGCAGAAAGGACAGTATGCAGTCAGCAAGGCATAGCCTCTACGAGGTGCTCATCAGCACCGGTGCAGCGTTCATCCTGAGCGCTGTCCTTCAGCATTACGTCGTCAACCCGCTCTGGCACCTCGAGTCCTCGGTCGGTGACAGCCTGGGCATCACGGTGTTCTTCACCGTCGTTTCTCTCGTCCGGTCGTACTTCTTCCGGCGAATCTTCAACAAACTAGGGAATAAACAATATGAAAAGGCATGAAGCAGTCGTCATCGGCATCACCGGCAAGGCTGGCGCCGGCAAGGATACCGTCGCTGATTATCTGGTGCGCGAGCACGGCTTCCAGAAGCTGTCGTTCGCCACGATCCTGAAAAAGATGCTGGAAGCGGCCGGCATGCCGGAGCCGGCCAACCGCGAGGACAAAGAGAAGACCATCCCGGGCTTCAGCTTCTCCTGGCGTGAAGCCGCCCAAAAGCTGGGCACCGAATGGGGCCGCGGCCTGGACCCGAACGTCTGGGTCGACGCGATCGAGAAGTACATCACGATGACCGAAGAGAAGCGCGGCCAGCGCCCACGCTTCGTCATTTCGGACGCCCGCTTCGAGAATGAAGCGGTGCTTATCCGCCGGCGCGGCGTGCTGCTGCACGTCTACGGTCGTGAAGCCGACCTGGGCGCCAAGTCTGCGCACGTGTCCGAAGCCGGTATCGTGCGCATGCCGAGCGACATCCTGGTCGACAACAGCGACACCTTCGACGTCACGAAGGGCCGCCTGCTCGAAGCCCTGGGAGGTGTGCTGTGATGGAGCGCGTAGCCGATGTGCTGGAGATGGCTTCAGCTGAACAAGACCGCATTAACGCGGAAGGCCGCGCCGCGGTCGACGCCGCGAACCGGCCGCAGACCCACCCGGACTTCGACGGCTTGCACTGCGTCGAAGAAGACTGCGGCGTGGAGCTGCCGCCGGTGCGCCTGGCGTACAAACGCATCCGCTGCTCGACCTGCCAGCAGCGCGTCGAAGATGTAGCGCGCCGGCAAGGGAGGCGCTGATGGCGGCCGTTGTCTTTCATGGCGTGCTGGTGCTGGGCCTGGCAGGCGCCGTCTGGAGTCTTCGATGACCGGCCCGCTCATCCTTCAGCTCGTCATCACCGTGGTCATGCTGGTGGCGTCGACGCTCGCTGGCGCCGCGGCGGCGCGCGCGAAACTTGAGCAGGAGCGCCGCCACTGGTCGATCGAACAAAGCATTTTCCTGGTCGGCGCCGGCCTGGCGTGCGTCACTATTTTGGGAGGTTTGCAATGAAACTGCGACTCGCCTTCGACATGTCCAGCTGGATGTGGACGATGCTGTCCTGGGGCAAGGACAAGGAGAACGGCTACTTTGTCCCGCACGAGGGCAAGGACGTCTACATCAACACCGCTGATTACGGCTATGACAACGTCATGGGCCGGATGATCGAGCTGGTCGAGAAGTATCGCCTGAACCCGATCAACTGCATCCTGGTGTTCGAGGGGCAGAATTCGAAGCAGCGCCGGCTGATGATCGACAACACCTACAAGGGCGGCGGCGCCAGCAGCCGCCCACAGGAAGCCTACGCCGAATTCCACAAGCTGCGCGACATGCTCAAGCAGACGTGGAAGGACCTGGGCGCCCAGACGATGTGGCAGGACGCGGCCGAGGGCGACGACACGCTCGCCTGGCTGGCGGCCCACACCGAGGACGACCTGCTGGTGGCCACCTTCGACAACGACCTGACGGTGCTCAACGGCACCAACCGGTACGGCGCGAAGGTGCGCACCTGGATCAACGAGATGGTCGAGTACAACAAGTACGGCACCTTCGACTATGACCTGGTCACCACTTACAAGGCGCTCGTCGGCGACTCGTCCGACAACATCAAGGGCTGCAAGGGCTTCGGCGAGTCGGCTTGGGAGAAGCTGCTGGCCCAGTACGGCGAAGACGGCGTCCGCGAGATCCACACGATGCTGGGCGAGTCGCGCCTCCTGGACCTGACCGAATACATCTCGGGCCCCCAGGACAAGCTGCTCTCGAAGATCGTCGACCAGGCGCCGGACGTGACCCGTTGCTTCGACCTTGCCAAGGTGCGTCCCGAGTGGGTCAACACCATGCGCCTGCCGATCTGCTGGGAGCCGGGCATGGTGCGTCAGCTGACGCCAGCTGACCGCGACCCGAAGACGAAGAAGTGGCTGGGCAAGACGCGCCTCGTGACGGCCGACACCTTCGACCAGGCGATCGCCTGGGCCATGCCGCACATCCTGGCTTCGGGAGAAATCGCGCTCGACATCGAGACGTCGACCCCGGAAGAGTCGGACGAGTGGCTGGCCAACATGACCAAGTCGGGCGACGCGGAGGACGCCGGCGTCGATGTGTTCGGCTCGTACCTGGTCGGCCTGTCGATCACGTTCGGCCCGAACAATCAGTACACGCTCTACTTCTCGGTCAAGCACGCCCAGACCAACAACGTCGACAGCGAGCTTCTCCGGCAGTTCATCGCCCAGATCCCGCAGGAGATCCCGCTTATCATCCAGAACATGAACTTCGAGCTGGTCGTTCTGTTCAATGAGTGGGGCGCGCGCCAGATGAACAACGGCTACGAAGGCTTCCTGCCTCACGTGCTGGACACGGCGCTGGAAGGCTCCTACGTCGACGAGAACACCCGGCGCGGCTTGAAGGAGCGCTCGCACAGCATCCTGGGTTACCGCCAGCAGACGTTCGACGAGACGGTGCGCCTGACCGCGCATCCGGACGACCTGTTCCCGGGCGGCCGCCTGGTCTCGACCGACTACGAATACCAGACGGTCGGCACCGGCCGGTTCGAGCCGCTGTCGGACGAGGAAGTCCTGGCCGGCGTGCAGCCGGTTGAGGCGACGAAGCAGGAGCTGGTCGTTGACGCCTGCGGCGTTCCGGTCGTCAAGACCGAGACGCGCCGCTACAAGATGCACGAGCTGCCTGCGGCGCACGTGCTGGGCTATGGCGCCGATGACACCATCTGCACCATCGCGCTGCACAACTACTACAAGCTGCACATGCAGCTGGAGCACCAGTGGAGCGTCTACCTGGAGGTGGAGATCGACGCGGCTTACCAGCACGCCAAGAACTTCATCGACGGCTGCGACATTTCGCTGGAGAAGATGAACGCCCTGGCACTTGAGGACGACGAGACGTTCGACAAAGGCTGGGGCGTGCTGCGCGACTACCTGATCGACTCGGGCTGGGACGGCACGAAGCCACCTTGCTATACAGTCGACATCACGCCGGCGCAGGTCAAGGAGGCCTATACGATCGTGACCGGCAAAACGCTGGGCACGGCCATGCGCACCCTGTCCAAGCTGGTGACCTTCATCCGCGAGGTCGAGGAAGAGCCCCAGTTCGCCGGGATGCTCGACCTGCTGGTTCAGGCGCCCGCAGCAAGCACCATCGCTGCGTCGGAGCAGGCCTTCAACAACTACGTCGGCATGTTCTTCAAGGGCGAGCCCCAGTTCAACGACGGCTCGCCGAAGCAGATGCAGCGCCTGATGTACGAGGTGATGGGCCTGCCGATCGTGGTGCGCAACAAGGCCACCGAGACGATGCGCGCGGCCGGCATCAAGCAGGGCACGCCGAAGACGGACAACCTGGCCATCAACTACGCCTTGCTGGGCGTGATCAAGGACGCAGCTGACGCCGCGACCGAGATGGAGATGTGCCCGGAACCGCAGCGCAGCGCCTGGGCGAAGGCTCGGGACGAAGCCCTGCGCAAAAAGGCCGTGCTCGAGGCCTTGCAGCTGATGTCGATGATCGGCACCCGCCGCTCGCTCTTCTACGGTAAGTACCCGTACTTCCCGCACTGGAAGGACGGCAAGGTGCGCTCGAATCACAACCAGTCCGCGGCCAACACCCGGCGCGCGACCGAGAGCAAGCCGAACAAGCAGCAGCTGCCGAAGCACCCGAAGATCGAGGGCTACCAGTCCAAGTTCCGCGAGGTGATCGTGCCGCACCGCCCTGACGCCGTCATCGTCTCGATCGACTTCAAGGCGCAGGAGCTGCGCATCATGGCCGAGCAGTCCCAAGATCCGGTCATGCTCTCGATGTACGTCGGCGACAACAAGCGCGACCAGCACACGCTGACCGCGTCGGCGATCGCCATGCGGGAGCAGCCAGACCGCGGCTGGAGCTACGAGACGTTCGAGGCGGCGCTCAAGAGCGAAGACCACGAGACCACTACCTTCAAGTGGGTCAAGAAGATCCGCGGCCTGGGCAAGAAGCTGAACTTCACGGCGGAATACGGCGCGATGGCCGAGAAGGTCGCCATCACCCTGATGATCAGCGTCGAGGACGCCCAGGCCTACCTGGATGCCCGCGAAGAGCTGTTCGTCGTCTCCGGCCAGTGGAAGAAGGCGGTCCAGGAGGAAGCGCGCAGCACCGGCATCGTTCGCACGATGATGGGCGCCGTGCGTCACCTTGGCCCGGCCTTCATGTCCGACGACAAGTGGGAAGCCTCGAAGGCGGAGCGCCAGGCGGTCAACTTCAAGATTCAGGGCTCGGCTGCCGAGCAGACGAAACTTGCAGAAGGCCGCATGTGGAAAGAGCGCCTGGCATACCGCTTCGACGCGGTCTGCATCGGCCCGATCCACGATGAAATCGTCTGGTCAGTTCGCATCTCCGACCTGTTCGAGTTCATCCCGGCGATGCATGCCTGCATGGTGGCCAACTACGCCAACATGCAGGTACCGATCGAGGGCGACATCTCCTTCGGCCTGGACTTCTTCAACCAGGTCGAGGTCGGTGCGGTGCCGTCGCGTGAAGCGATCCAGAAGGGTCTCGACACGATGTGGGCCGAGAAGGCCAAGCGCGAGGCCAAGCGACTGGCTGAGCGCGAACTCGCAGCAGCATAACCAACCCCACCACCCGCCCGGCGCCAGCGCGCCGGGCACATAGTCAGGAGAATCACATGGGAATCGAATACAGCGCAGTTTTGATCGTCGGCCTGCCGCGCGGCGACATTGAAGACCAGGAGGTGATCGACGACGAGCTCGAAGCGGTTGCCGCGCGCTACGACGGCGACGGCGAGGACGACGCGATCGCCGGTATCGTCATCGTCGACAGCGGCGACTATCAGGCGAAGGAAATCACCTTCGACCAGGCCAAGGTCGACGCGGCCAAAGAAAAATTCCGCAAGCTGACCGGCCAGGAAGGCAAGCTGTACCTCACGCCGTGCGGCTACTGAGCCGTGAAGACGACTATCACCGACTGCTGTGAATGCGGCAGCACCGAACTGTCCTGGCAGACCTCGATCGTCAACCGGTCGGATGTCCAGCAGGGGCGTCTGAACACGAACGATGTCGAGTGCGTATTCTCGCTCGGCTGCGACGAGTGCAGCGAGACCCTGGCCCTGGTCACCGCCGACCAGATCGCCGGCGGCCTGAACAACCTTACCATCACCATAACCCCCACCATCTGAAAGAAAAATATGACCAAGACCCTCCCACAACTGGCCCTCGACATCAAGCCTGATTTCGCCGGCATGCGCTTCCCTGTCTGGGGCTTCCGTAAGATCGACGGCGTGCGCGGCTGCCACGTGACCGGCAAGTTCACTGGGCGCTCGCTCGAAGACATGCCCAACACGGCGCTGGTCGAGAAGTTCAGCCGTCCAGGTTACGAAGGCTTCGACGGTGAGCTGACGATCGACGGCTACTTGCGCAACTGCGATCTGCCGGCGACGCTGGCAGCACCAGACAAGCCAGGCGACAAGCCGAAGACGCTGTGCAGCCTGACCACCGGCATCACCAGCCGCGGCAAGATCAAGAAGGGCGAGACGGCGCTGCCGACGAATGTCGTCTGGAACCTGTTCGACTACCTGCACCCGGACTACATCGACGCGCCATACGAAGACCGCTACGCCGCCTTGGCCGAACTGGTCGGCGACGGCGCCGATCCAGCGATTCACCTGCTGCCGTACGTCGTGATCGAAGACGCCGAGCAGGCCCAAGCCTTCATCGACGAATGCATCCTGCTGGGCTATGAAGGCGGCATCTTCCGTGATCCGAAGGCCAACCACAAGCACGGGCGCGCCACGGCCAAGGCCAACGACTTCTGGCGCTTCAAGCCGGCGTCGGTGAAGGACTGCGTCATCGTCGGCATCGAGGAAGCGATGGAAAACCAGAACGAGGCCAAGACGAACGCTCTGGGCCGCACCGAGCGTTCGTCGCACAAAGAGAACAAGGTCGGCAAGGGTATGGTCGGCGTGTTCCTGGCGCGGGATGTCGACGCTGCCGGCGCGCCGGTAGGCCCGGTGCTGCGTCTGGGTCCAGGCAGCGCCTCGCACGCCCAGCGCCTTGCATGGTTCAACGCCCCGGAGCAGATCGTCGGCTGGCCAGCCGAATACTGCAGCCTCGACACCGGCGTGAAGGACGCGCCGCGCCAGGCCCGCTTCGTGCGCCGCCGCGAGAAGTTCGACCAGGCGGCGGAGCGTGCAGCATGAGAATCATCGACACATTCACCGGCCCGGCCGGCAGCGGCAAGACCACGAAGCTGCGGCGCGTCGCGGCCGCCGCGCGCAACAACGGCCAGACGGCACTCGAGATCGTCGCGTCCGAGATCTACAAGTCTGAACTCGAGCGCCTGATCCGCGAGGTCAAGCCCGACGTGCTGCTGCTCGACGAGTGGAGCCCAGCTTGCGGCTGGCGCCCGGAAGATCTCGTCGGCCCGGACACGGTCCAGGTCTACTACGCAGCGTAAATTCCCCACCCTGGCCGGCGCCTGCCGGCCACATCTGAAAGCGACTAATGGAACAACAATACCTCTCCCTCCTGTGGGAAATCCTCAACCACGGCCAGCGCGAATCGAATCGCACCGGCATCGACACCCTGACCCTGCCCGGCGCCATGCTCAAGGGCGACCTGCGCGACGGCTTCCCGGCCGTCACGACGAAGGAGCTGGCGTGGGGCCCGGTCGTCGGCGAGCTGATCGCCTTCCTGCGTGGCGCCACCAACGTGGCCGACTTCCAGGCGCTCGGCTGCAACATCTGGAACCAGAACGCCTACGCCGACAAGTGGAAGGCCAGCCCGCACCACAGCGGCGAGCCGGGCGACATGGGCCGAATCTACGGCGCGCAGTGGCGTGACTGGCGCGGGTTCTACCCGGCCATGACTGACAACATCGGGGAGGTCGACCGCGTCGACCAGATCGCCGTGGCCCTGGACCAGCTGCGCAACAACCCGGAAAGCCGCCGCATCATCGTCAACGCCTGGAACGCGGCCGAGCTCGACCAGGCCGCCCTGCCACCTTGCCACGTGTTGTTCCAGCTGCTCCCGCGCAGCGACGGCACGCTGCACATGACGATGTACCAGCGCAGCTGCGACATGTTCCTGGGCGTGCCCTTCAACATGGCCAGCTACGCGCTGCTGCTCGAACTCTTCGCCGCCTGGTCGGGCCGGCAAGCTGCCACGCTGACGATGTTCCTGGCCGACGCCCACATCTACGTCAACCACATCGACCAGGTGAAGGAGCAGCTGAACCGTTCGATGCTGCCGGCGCCGAAGCTGGACATCTTCGACGCGCTGCCTGACGGCTGCCGGGCGCAGCTGCCTCTCGAAGATCTGCTGGCCGCGCTGCACCCGGCTGCGATCCGCCTCGAAGGCTACCAGTCCCACCCTGCGCTGCGCGCGCCGATGGCCGTATGAGCGCCGCCGCCAAGATCGAAGAGGCCGTGACAAGCCTGGACGATGCGCGGCGGCAGCTGCGCGCCCTGGCTGAGAAGGTGGGCCTCACCACCGAGCTCGGGCGCCAGCTTGAGCTGATCGACGAAAAAGTTTTCGATGCGCGTATCGCGCTGGAAGGATAACCATGGCAACAGTAGGACAACGCGGCAAGTGGGCCGAGACGCAGGTGCGCAACTGGATGAAGATCCGCAGCGACGCCGACGCCCGCTTCGCATTCATGAGGTATCCGGATGCTCGCGCCGGCTCCCTGCAGGCGGCGCCGTCCGACTTCGAAGCGTCGTCGCACGGCACGCACTACAAGGTTGAGGTCAAGGAGGTGAAGATCACGACAGCATCGACACGCCGGCTGCCATCTACCAACTTCTCGGCCGACAAGGTCGCCCGAATGATGAAGTGGCGCATGGCCGGCGACGAGGCTTGGGTGATCGTCGTGCACCTTGCGGCGCCGGCCGCGCGCGCCCACCAGGAATGGCGCCTGATCCCGATCGAACACTTCAAGCCCGGACAACCGTCCTGGGACGTGTCGATGTACAAGGCACACGCCCGTCTGGCTGACCTGATGCTCGAACTTTTCCCGGAGAAGAAATGAAGCGCAGCAAAATCGAAGAGAAGCTGAACGACGCCATGCAGCGCAAGTCGAGCGCTGAGTGGGACGAGCGCAGCCTCACCAGCGACATCAACTACCACGACGGCGAGGCCAGCCGCATTCGCAAGCGGCGCCAGAGCGCGCGCAGCAAGATCGACCGCGCCAAGGCGACGATCGAGCGCCTGACCCAACAACTTTACGAAAGCGCCCCATGACCCTGACAGTAGTTAACGACTGGCACCTCGGTGCCCACCGCAGCGCCGGCACCACGCCGGCGACTGCCTACCAGCTGCGCATGGATCTGCTGGAGTTTGCTTCACGCCTCCTGGGCGGCGTGACTGGCAACCTGCTGGTGAATGGCGACCTGTTTGACGGCCCGGACATCCCGCGCGCCGACATGCTGATGGCCGTGCGCCTGTTCAACGACTGGCTGGAGGCCGACCGCAGCCGGCGCCTCTGGCTGTCGAACGGCAACCACGACCTCGACAAGAACGCGACGCGGCTCTCGTCCTTCCAGTTCTTCGCCCAGCTGCTGGTGTCGATGCACCCGGAGCAGGTCGAGCACATCACGACCGGCCAGCACCTGCGCCTGCACGACGCCTGGGTCATCCCGCACATGCCGAACCAGGACCTGTTCGAACTTGAGCTGGAGAAGGTGCCGCCTTGCCGCTTCCTGTTCGTCCACTGCAATTACGACAACCAGTTCGCCGTCGAGCAGGATCACAGCCTGAATTTGTCGCGGGAATGGGCCGAAAAGTTGCCGGTGGAGTATATTGTCTTCGGGCATGAACACCAGGGCCGTACCGAGCTGGGCGGCAAGGTCGTGATCGTCGGGAACCAGTTCCCGTCCTCGGTCAGCGACTGCCTGGGCAACTGCGACAAGAACCTGCTGCGCACCGCCGGCGGCCGCTACGCCCTGCAGACCACGTGGCAGCCTGACGGCGACTTCGCGATACAGGACTGGCGCGAGCTGGAAGACACCGGTGCCCGCTTCATCCGGGTGACCGGCCAGGCGGCAGCTGCCGAGGCGCCGGCCGTGGTCAACGCCGTCAGCCGCTTCCGCGCCAAGGCCGACGCCCTCGTCATCACCAACGCGGTGAAGATCGAAGGCGTCAACGACAGCGCCCAGCTCGAGCTCAGTCACGAGCAAATCAATTCGTTCAACGTCCGCGAAGCCTTGCGCGAGATGCTGACCGATACCGAAAACCAAAAGATCGACATGTTGATGTCGGAAAGGGAGTAAATGCAACAGCCCAAGCACGTCGTCGGCCTCTCGGGCGGCAAGGATAGTGTTGCCCTGGCCCTCTGGCTGGTGGAGAACGAGCCGCGCGAGTACGAGTTCATCTGCAACGAGACGGGGAACGAGCTGCCTGAGTGGCGCCGCCACATGGAAGAGCTGGAAGTGCGCCTCGGCGCGCCCATCAAGCGTATCCGGTATCACACTGACTTCTTCGGCATGATCGAAGAGGTGCAGATGCTGCCAAACTTCCGGGCCCGGTTCTGCACTCGCATGCTGAAGATCGAACCGACGATCGAGTATTTCGAGAGCCTGCCGGCCGGCTCCGTGCTGTATGTGGGCCTGCGCTCGGACGAAGAGGAACGCCGCGGCCTGTACGGCGAGGACATCGTCGTCCGCTTCCCGCTGCGCGAGCAGGGGATCGACCTGGCCGGCGTCTGGTCGATCCTGAACGACCGCGGCGTCGCCATCCCGGCGCGCACCGACTGCGCGCTGTGCCCGTACCAGCGCCTGGGCGAGTGGCGCAACCTGTGGCGCGACGAGCCGGCCGAATACCAGCGCGGCATCGAGCTGGAGGCGAAGTTCGGGCACACCTTGCGCTCGCCAGGGCGCGACAAGTGGCCAGCTCGCCTGGTCGACCTCGCAGAAGAATTCAAAAAGGGCCGCCGCATCCGCGGCGACGGTAAGGAACAACCCTGCCGCGTCTGCTCAATCTAGGGAGAAAATCATGTTAGAAAGTATCCGCCTGCAGAATTTTCGTAAGCACGCTGACCTGACGGTGCACTTCACCGCAGGCATCAACGCCATCCGCGCTGCCAACGAAGCCGGCAAGTCGACCCTCATCGAGGCCAGCGCCTACGCCGACTTCGGCGCGGCCGGCCTGAAAGAGAGCATCGACGACGTCGTCACCTACGGCTTGGCCAAGTCCAAGCTGCGCGTCGAGAAGGTGTTCACCCTGGCCGGCGCGCGCTACAAGATCGTCCGGTCGCCGTCCGGCGCCGAAGTCTACGTCAACGGCAAGGACGTGCCGGACGTCACCGGCCAGAAAGAGGTGACGAAGTTCATGGAGAACCTCTACGGCACCACCCACGCCATGGCCGCCAAGCTGATGCTGGCCAAACAGAAGGATCTGGGCGGCGCGCTCGCTGGCGGCCCGACCGAGGCCGGCCAGATGATCGAGGCCTTGGCCGACCTGGGCCTGATCGACGAGCTGGTCGGGCTTGTGACGAGCAAGCTGCCGCAGGGCGACACAAAGGCGACGCAGGCCCAGATCGAAGCCTGGCGCTCGCTGGCCGAGCCCGCCGAGGTGCCGGATCTCGCGCCGCTGGAAGCGACGGTGGCCGAGCTGGCTGGACGCCGCGACATCGTCAGCGGCATGCACGAGCGCCGCATGCTCGAGCTCGAACTGGCGCAACCTGGCGAGCTGGTTGCGCGCGGCGTGCAGGACGACGCCCATATGCTCGAGGTCACGATGCAGCGCCGCACCAGCCAGATCGAAACCCTGGAGGCGGCGGTCGCTGGCGAACTGCCGACGGCGCCGGCGCCGGAGGAGATCGAGGCCCTGCGCGCCAAGGTAGAGCAGCAGAAGCAGGCCGGCGCCGTCGCCGGCCTGCATCGCTTGCTGGTGTCGGCGAAGATCGTGCCGCACCAGTGGGATGAACCGCTCGACAAGCTAGAAGCGGAGATCGCGGCCATGAAGGCCAAGGTCGCCGGCTTCGACACCCTGCGTGGCGCCACGCGCCGCGAGCTGCAGGCGATCGAGGATTCAGCGCAGCAGGCAGGTGCTGATTTCCGGCAGCGTCGCGCCGAGCTCCAGGGGCGCCTGATCAAGGAGGACTCGTGCGCGTTCTGCGGCAAGGATTTGAAGGACGTGCCGGAGGTGGCGCGCTTCAACAGCCCGCTGCAGGCGGAACTCGACCAGCTTGAACGTGACCACACCGCCGCAGGCCAGACACGCCTGGACGCGGCTCAGGTGCTGCGGCAGAAGATCGACGAGATCGACGCCGAGTCGCAGGAGGCCCAGCAGTATTTGGAAGCCCTGCAGAACGTGATGACCGCGCACGCCAAGGCTGATCTGCTCTACGCTCGCGCGCACGACTACATCAGCCTCGATCGCAGCGGCGTGCCGTTTGCCTGGTCCTGGACCGGGCCGGTCGAGACCGACACCACCGACTACGCCACCGAGCTGCGCGGGCTGGAGCGCCGGCGCGATGCGGCGACGGCGGCGATCGCGCGCCGGCAGGAGCAGCTGCTGCAGCTGGTAGCCCTGCAACAGGAACAGGAGCACGACGCCTTGGTGCGCCGAGAGCTCGACACCGACGCGGCCCAGGCCACGATCGTAAAGTTCCAGGCCCTGCGCCAGCTGGTCCAGGAGCTGGGTGCCGACCTGCGCGCGAAAGAGATGGCGCACCGCGAGGCCGTGCAGCAGCTGGAGCTGGCCAAGGTCAAGCGTGACGGCGTGCTGGCGCAGGTCGAGCGCGCGAAGGTGCAGCTTGCCGGCGCGCAGGCACAACTTGCCGAGATCGAAGCGAACAACCTGCTGGTGAAAAAGCTGCGCGCGGCGCGCCCGGCGATCACCGACAAGCTGTGGGCGATGGTGTTGGCCAGCGTCTCGATGCACACGGCGCAGATGCGCGGCGAGATGTCCGTCATCACCCGCGACGAGGGCCGCTTCAAGATCAACAGCCGCCCGGTGTCAGGCCTGTCCGGCTCGGCCGAAGACACGCTGGGCCTGGGTATCCGCATCGCCCTGACCCGCACCTTCCTGCCCAACGTCGACTTCCTCATGCTGGACGAGCCGGCCGCAGCATGCGAAGATGCTCGGGAGCAAGCCATGCTGGGCCTCCTGGCCACGTGCGGCTTCGACCAGGTGATCCTGGTCACCCACTCCCCACTGGCCGACTCGTTCGCCCAAAACATCATCACCTTCTAAGGAAAATTCTATGAACGACGACTTCAAACTGCACGACGGCTGGATGGAGCTCAACGCCTTCTGCGAGAAATACCAGCAGCGCGCCAACACCATCCACAAGCGCGTGACCGACGGCGTCTGGCCGCGGGGCGAGTTCTATGCTGCCCCATCCGGCAGCGTTGGCTACGTGCACGAAAAGAAGGCCACCGAATGGTTGGCCTCGAAAGGGAAGCTGGTACTGTGAGCGACATCATCACCGCAGGCGGGATCGCCATCCCGCGCCAGCCCGGCACCCTCCGCGCGCTGGCATACGGCGGCGGCCGGGACTCTTCCGGCATCCTGGCCGGCTGGTACGAGAAGGGCCTGCAGGAGACCGACCCGATCCACGTCATCGTCTTCGCCGACACCGGCGGCGAGCGCCCGCACACCTACGCCTACATCGAAGAGATGCAGAAGTGGCTTGCCGCGCACGGCTTCCCGCCGATCACGATCGTCCGGAAGGGCGGGCGCCAGGAGAGCTTGGAAGAGAATTGCCTGCGCATGAACATGCTGCCGTCGCTGGCCTACGGCTTTAAGGGTTGCTCGCACAAGTTCAAGGTCGAGCCGCAGGAGAAGTTCTTCAACAACCTGCCGGCCGCGCGCGAGACCTGGCGCGCCGGCCAGCTGGTCACGAAGATGATCGGCTACGAGCACCGGGAAAACCGGCGCTGGTCGAAGGCGAAGCGCAGCGACGACAAGTACGAATACGAGTTCCCGCTGGTGGACTGGGGCTGGAACCGTGAAGAGTGCGAGGCGGCGCTGGTGCGGGTCGGCCTGCCGATTCCGCAGAAGTCGAGCTGCTTCTTCTGCCCGGCCAGCACTCTGCCCGAGATCCGCGCGCTGCGCGAGCAGTACCCGGATCTGCACGAGCGCGCGCTGGCCATGGAAGCCCAAGCCAAGCTGACCAGCGTCAAGGGTCTCGGCCGGCGCTTCGCCTGGCGGGACGTCGACGTGATCGACATCCCGGTGCGCGTGGTCCAGGAGCTCGAGGTCGACCGCTGCCGCAGCTGCATCGACCACCCGATCGACGAGTAAAGAAAAGGCCACCTTCGGGTGGCCTTTTTGCATTTCAGGCTGCGTACTGCAGCTTTACGTCCGAGAGCGCGATGAAGTGCTCGTCGAAGTGCCCGTCCTCCACGTTGTGGAGCATCAGGACGCCGTGCCAGTGCTTGTTACCCTGCGGGCCGAGATAGCCTTCCTCGTGCTCGTAGCAGCTGCCGGCGATGATCGACGTGATGCGCCGGCCATCGGCGCGGTAGGCCGAGGCGGCCTGGCGCCCTTGCTGGTGGCCGGCGATACAGCTCATGTGCTTCTTGTTAAGTTGGGCCTGGGCGGTTGAAGCTGGGCGGCCCATGGTGCCGGTGGTGAAATAGTGCGAAAACGCAACAGCTTCGATCACCACCACTTCCAGGAAGTCGTAGACTTCCCAGCCGAATTCCCTGTAGCGCAGATCGTCGGTCGAGATTGTGCCGTCGAGCATCGGGTCGTTGTTGATGGCGCGGTTGATACGGTCTTCGTGATTGCCCATTGTGAGCACCAGACGCGGGCGGTAGATACCGTGCTTGCTGGCCAGCCGACGCAAGTTGTACTCGCGCAGCGGCCCGAGCAGGGCCTCCATGCCGCGGTGTACCGACTCGACGTCGGCGCGGTAGCGGCGGCCCTCGAAGGATTTCTTGCCCTTGTCGTACGAGGAAAGGGACGGCATGTCGGCGAAGTCGCCGATGCACACCACTGCGTCAGGCTTCTCGGCCACGATCATGCGGCCAATGCAGGCCAGGAACTCGAGATCGTCGCCAGGGCGAATCTGTGTGTCAGGGATTACCAGTATTTTCATCGGGGCTTCCATAGAATCCATTGGCGCGCACCCAGCCCTGCAGTGCCCGCAGCTGCTCGGCCAGTTGGTCGGCGCGCAGGGTCAAGCCGAAAAGGCGTTCTTGAGTTCGTTCAGGAAGCTCGACGGTGCCGGCGCCGGCTTCATCAGGTCCGCTGGCGCCTGTGGCTTCGCCGGCGGCGGCAGCTGGTCGGCAGGAAGCAGGGGCGGGGATGCGCAGCCCGCCAGCGCGGCGCACAGCAGCAAGGTCAGTTTCATAGTGGTGATCCAGGTCAGAGAGGGCTTTGTCATGGGCGGCGGTGGCCGCGCGGGCTTTGGCTTCGGCGGCGCGGCGCTCGACGTCGTACTTGTTCACGAGCGCGGCGACGGCCTTGGCGCGGGCATCGAGCATCTCGACGCGCTCAGCCTGCCAGGCTGCCCGCTCGCCGTTGGCGCCGACGCTGTGGCCGAAGTAGAAGGTCGCGATGAAGACGACCAGGAGGCTGATGACGATGGCGAGTGCGCGATTCATTGTCCGTTCCATTCCCAGTCAGGCAGGTCGACCGTATGGTTGGCCATGTCGTGCGTGCAGTCGGCCAGGAATTCGATCCGGCCGTCGGTGATGAAGGAGTGGCAGACGATCTCGACCTTAGTCTGTTCCCACGGTGCCGCGCGCCAGGCGTCGAGGTTGGCGTCGGTTACCTGCGGCTCCCAGGTGTGGCTCTGGTACAGCACGGACGGCGAGAAGGTCGGCTTCTCCATGTCGCCGTTGAACTGCCACGGCTCACGGCCGTAGGCGGACTCGACGTAGATCGTGTGGCGCCGGCCGCAGCCAGGGCAGTGGAACGAAACGGCGGGGCCGGTGCGCAGCAGCTTCATTTCGTCTCCATGCAGATTTTGTAGGAGCGCTCGCGACGCAAGGCGAGCCCGCGCACGACCTTGCCCTTGACGTAGACCCACTTGTGCAGGGCCGCGCAGGAAGCGGCGACGTTGCCGGCATTCGCCTGGCGCGCCATGCTGGAGCCGCAGAAGGCCGACACGCCGATGTTGTAGGCGGTGTCGACGAAGGCGATGCGCTGGCCGGTGGTCAGTTTTTCCATCGGCACGCAGCTGGCCACGCCGATGGCGTGCCGCTCCAGGTCGCGATCGAGCTGGGCGTTGCACTCGGCCGGCGTGTAGGTCTTGCCCCAGATCGCGTTCTCGGTGGCGCCGTCGCAGTACGTCAGGACGCCGCCGATGTCGCGGTAGGTCTTGAGCTCGCGGCCTTCCTGGGTCGGCGTGAACACCAGCAGCGCGGCGCAGGCAACTGCACCGACGATGCCCGCCAGCCCTTTCGAATTACTCTTTTTTACTGGTTTCACTGGCAAGCTCCTTTTGGGCCAGGATGCGCACGGCCGGGGTCAGCATGGACAGGGCGATGGCGGCGCTGGCGAAGAGGCCATCCGGAATGCCGGCTGGCGCCAGCTTGTCGACGGTCAGCTCGGCCAGACCGCAGATAGCGGCAAGCAGGCTGAATTTGATCGACCAGGCCTTCGTGAGGATGGCTTTCCAGTCTTCGTGGAGGGTGAAATTCATTTGCGCATTCCCGAGTTGGTCAGGCGGTCGGAGATCTTCTCGATGCCGCTTTTGACGTCGCGCAGGGTCTCTTTGATCTCCTGCGCTTTCTCCCGGGCCGCCACGTCTTGCGCGGCGTCGCGCTCGCGCTGGATGGCTCGGGATTCCTCCAGCACCGTGATACGCTTGTCGACCATGTTCCACTGGACGCTGATAGCTGCCAGGAACATGATCATGCTGATCACGTGGCCGAGATTGATGGTTTTGTCGAACTGGATGCCGCTGCCAGGGGTCGGAGTGCTCATGCCTCTTCTCCTACAGCGTACGATTTACGTGCGAGGCACAAAGATGGAAAAGGCATGTTTAGTCCTGGAAAGTGTTTCCAAGATTCTAGGTCTATTCCTACATGCCGTCCAGCAATAACTGTGCCAGGTGGAAATATCTGTGACTTAAATCACAGGCACAAGTTGCATTCCTGCGCTGCGGTGAATTTCCAGCGCGCGCAGGACGATCGCGTAGGCTGCGTTCGGCTCGTAGCGGAAGGATTGCGTGAAGCCCAAGGCGCCCATGCCCAGTTCGGAGCAGAACTCCCGATCGCTCGAATCAGGCAGGAAACCGAACATCAGGTGGACGTTGCCCATCAGGTCGTACTTGCGGCCCAGGCGCGCTTCGACGTAGCGGCGCGCGTACGGCTCCCACTCCGGCGGCAGGTCCAGGATGTCCCAGCGGTCTTCGCTGTAGTCGATCTTCTTGAGGCGCACGCCGCCGTCGGCGAACGAGGACGAGCCGGAGAGGCCGTCCGAGAAGATTAGCTCCATGTGGCTGTGCGGCCCGCGGCCGCGCGCACGCACCAGGCGGTTGTAGATGCCAGGGATGCCAGGACGAGTGCCCCGGTAGAACGCGACTTGAAATGTCATAAAGCCTCCGAATATTGCCTTGAGGATAGGCAATATTCGGAATGCTGTCCAGCAATTATTTCCTGTCAGCTACTCTGCACCGACAGCGTTGCGCTGGCCACCCGGAACGACGGCAGGGCCATCGACGGCAGCTGCTCCAGGCAGCCCCAGATCTGGTGCGTCGCTTCCAGGTGCAAGTCCGGGTTTTCTGGGAACAGGCTGATCCAGACCGGGTAACCGACGCCGCTCGCGCGCAGGACGTCCCAGATGTACGCGCGATCCGCCGGCGACATCTTCGACAGCGAGAACTTGAGCTTCTTGCTGCGCGTGCTCTGCGCCGCCATCAGGTCGCCCCCGCCCGAGCGCGTGACCTGGGTCGAGTCGACCGGTGTTGCGTCGGCACCATAGTCGGCGTTCTTCTCCGCTTCCCAGTACGGCGCGGCCACGAGGTTGGTCGCCTCGACGAAGCCTTGCTGGTTGCCTGCGCTGTCGTCGATGTCGATGGCCAGGCGCCGCGCGGTCACTGCCATCGGCATCCAGTGGCGCGCGAAAGTGCCGCCACCGAAGGCGTAGGCGCTGGCCGCTTGCGCCGCGGTGAAGCGGCGCAGTTTCGCAGCTGGCGCCGGGCAGGCCTGGACCCAGCCGCTGTCGTAGTCGTACGACTGCCAAGTGTCGATATAGCCGGCAGGGCGCGTGGCCGCGGCCGCGCCGGTTGGGTAGTAGCTGGTGGCCACGGCGCCAGTCTCAAGCTGGGCGCCCCAGACGTAGATGCTGTTGGCGGTGGCGCCGGCGTAGCTAGTCGTGCTCGTGCCTGTGTCAGGCATCATGTAGACCGTCATGACCGCGCTGCCGCCGGTGGTGCACGCGCCGGTGAGCGTGATGCGATCCCAGCCGCCGCCGATCGAGGCGATCGTGGGCGAGCCGCCGTTAATGCTCGGAATCGTGTTCAGGGTCACGTCGAAGGTTGCGCGCTCGTTGGCGGCGAACTGCGCGGCCGGGAAGGCCACCCGCAGGCGTTTGCGCGTGTCGGCCTTGACGAAGATGCTCCAGGTGTAGGTCACGCCGGCGGTGACGGTCACAGCCGGCGCCGTCATCATGTGGTCGGCCGTGGTGGCTGTCTCGACCAGGCGCTCGGCCGTCAGCGTCCCGTCAGGCGCGGTCGTGGCGTTTGCGACGTAGGTCGTGCCGGTGTTCACCCACAAGGCGTTGTCGAACGCGGCGCTGTAACGCAGCAGGTTCGTCATGGCGGCCTCGTTCGACGTGCGGATGCGCCAGGTCGCGGTTGGCGACCAGTTGCAGTTCGGCGCGCCGACTGCCTGGATCGACTCTGGCGTGGCCCACAAGGCGTCAAGGCGCTCGGCCTTGGACAGGCCGCGCCAGATGTTGGCTTTCAGATCGCCCGCAAGGTTCGCTGGGGAGAAGGCCGCGCCGGCGCTACTCGAGGCCGAGAGGATCGCGCGCTCGATCGCGTTGTCGGAGACGATTCGAATATTAGGCATAGGAGCTCAGATCAGGTTTAGGAAAGCAGCGACGCGAACGGCGCGGTGTCGTTATAGGCGCGCCAGGTGACCGCGCTCGCCTCTTCGCTGGTGGCAGCGCTTTCGATCAAGGCCCGCAGATGGCGCGCCTTGGCATAGATCGCGTCGATATGTGCATCGAGGACCAAGCCCATGGCGACCACTTGGTCGGCGCTCAGCGCGCGCACCGTGTTGTCGGTCAAGGTCCAGTCCTTGCTGTACGGCTGGCCCGATGCTTTCGTCAGGTATGCAGCGACGGCGGCGCCCGTCATGTCTTCCTTGTTGATCTGGTAGACGCCCCCTTCGAACGTGAAGCTGCCGGCCAGCGCCTGCGTGCGCGCAGCCTTGACGGCGACCCAGGCGCGTTCACGCGCGGCCTGCACGGTGTCGCCGTTGTCCACCACCAGCTGGCCACCGTAGAACGGCAGGTCTGGGCGCTGGGTCAGGACGTGCTCCAGGTTGTCGGAGATCGAGTCCAGGCCCACAAATTCATTAAGGTGGACGCTATGCTGCCAGGAGCAAGCTTGCTGTTTGCCAGCGAGGTAGTCAGCCTCGGTAACGAAGGACACGACGCCCAGCAGCGCGAAGCCCTCCTTGAAGTGCATGTCTGCTTTAATCAAAACGTGGAACGACACAGGGACGTTACTCGCTCCATAGTAGGTTTCTTTCAGGATTGGCATAGTGCCCTTTCGGTTATACGTCGTGCTGCCAGCGGTCGATGACCATGACGGTGTTGTTGATGCCGTTGGACCGGTTGATGCGGGTGAATGGCGCCGGGAACGTCAGCCCATCGATGGTGTACTCATAGCGGCAGAAAATGCTCTGTAGCTGGTCTCCCGCGAAACGGTAGAACATCCGCGCTCTCGCTATGCCATGCTCTTGCTTACTGCCCCACTCTTCGTGCAACTCGCAACTGTCGGTCGAGATGGCCGGGTACGTTGGAATGAATCCTTTCGGCGAGCCGTAGCCGTTGAGCACCATGGACGCTTCGTGGTTCGAGTAGCCCATGTTCTGATTCAGCCCCGTAAAGGTCTGGTCGAGGTTTAGGTGCCGGTTGCCGCTGTCGTACAGCAGTCGGCCGCTTGCGTCCCATACTCGGCGACCGTAGCGGTCCGGCCCATACGTCACGTAATCGAGCGCGAAATAGTAGAGCATCGGCGGGTCGACAACGGCGCCGGGCTGGAATATGCACGCAGCTCCTGCAGGTGCGCCGTAATAGTAGACTTCGCGCGTGTCCTTCGGCAGCGAGAAAAACAGCAGGTATGGACGCCCCAATGCCACCTGCGGAATGTCGATGACCCATTGCCGATGCCACCAGCCATTTTGCGCTGGGCTGTCGTAAGACTGGTAATTGCCCGCCCATATCTGTGCGATCAGCTGCGGCACCAGGCGCTTGTGGTCGACCTGACGCTTGCCGCCGGCCGAGATGATGCGTGATCCGTATTCGCTCATTTTGCAAACACCGCAAGTGTTGTCGTGAAGTCGCCGGATGATCCCTCCGGCGGGGCGTATCCGTTGGCATACACATAGGGATACCCATTTCCGTCACGGCCGAACTGGATCGTGTGGTAGCCGCCTTTAATGATCTGGCCGAAAATGTTCATCGAGTCGAGGTCCGTGAACGTGCGGCTTGCCGCCACATTCGCGAACGTCACCAGCTCGACGAACACCCCGCCGTCCCCGTCCGGGTTCAGTACCTCCCGCCCGCTGCGGAAGGTGATGTGGCCATAGCGCGCGCTCGACATTACCAGAGCCTCCCATCGAGTAGACGCATAGTGCCGCCCTCGTCGTAGATCGCGATCTGGTCTTTGATGATGGTGGTGCCGGCGCCCTGCCCGTTCACGCGGCTGGTCAAGGTGCCCACGTCGACGGCGATCGCCGACACCTGGCCGACGCTGATCTTGCCAGCGGTGATGGCGCCGTCCTTGATCAGCACGTTGTCCTGCACACGCGTGATCGTGAAGCCGCCAATCTCGCAAGTGCCGGCGCGGACTTGACGCATGATGATGAACTGGCAACCGACTACAGCGTTATTGGCCGGAACCGTGAAGTATTTCACGATGTCCTGACCGCCCCGGCTGTTGCTTGGGTATTGGATAGGATCACCGTTGCCATTGAAAAAATATCCGCTGTTCGGCACGCCCCCGCCCGGCAGGCTCGGACCTAGCGTATTTGCATTGGAATTGTATGTGTGCAACCAAATAGACAGGTCACCATTGAAATCGCTACTAAATCCAACCTGATACTCAACCAAATAGGTGGCACCTGGAACGATAGACATCGTTTGCGTTCTGGTGACCACAAGTTCGTTGCTCACAGTGGTCGCACCGAGGTAGACAGAGACACCGTGCTTCCAGCGTGTCGGTTGCTGCGCATCCGCCCAGCGACCAAAGCTCACTCCCTCCATCGTCCGCCCGGTCAGTCCCCACCATGCGAGATCATTGAACTGTGGATCGCGCACGAGATTGTTCTGGTCGCCGCCGACCTGCAGACTGGAAGTCTTGACTGACCCTGCTCCCAGCGTGCCGCTGAACGTTCCGGACAAAGCTGTCATTACGCCTGTGCTGGATACTCGGAACGGAGCATTTGCGAAAGTCGCAGCACCCGCCCACATATTGCCGTTTCCGTCCACGTGGAAGCTGTCAGAGCCCGACCCGATGTCTAGCTTACCGCCAGTAATCGTGATGTTGCTTGCCACCACGGCACCTGCGTTGCTGACGCGGTAAGGAGCACTCGCGTAGCTGGCGTTACCTGCCCACGTGTTGCCCAGGGCGTCCACGTGCCAGCTCGTCGCCCCCGTGCCGATGTCGATCGAGCCGCCGGTGATCGCGCCCAGGTTGGCCACGATGGCCGACAGCGTGCCGACCTTGAGCGAAGACCAGTACGGGATCGACCAGATAACGGTGTCGGTGGCCGGGTTGTACAGACCGTCCACCTGGTACATGAATTGGCCGGATGACAGGGTCGGTACAGTTTTCGACCAGGTGCCGGTGATGCCGCCGCCGTTGACGGCCGGGAAGCTGTTGCGGCCGAGCGTGCTCGCCGGCGCGGTCGTGGTGCTGAGCGTCGCGGAGGCGCAGTAGGCCGTCACATAGCTCACACCCTCGGCACCAGGCAAGCTCGCTCCGGCCTTGGCCTTGGCCAGGGAGAAGACTTTCTGGATCGTAACGCCGCCGTAGACCGCCTGCAGAACCGCCGCGCCTTGGTCCGAGCCGAAGGACACGATCGAGTAGGCGCCGGTGGTGGCGTTGATCGACACGTCGACGCCGGTCTCGCTTGACACTGAGTAGGCAACGCCGTTGCCGGTCTTGTCGACCACGCCCTCGAACACCTTGAAGATGCCGGTGATGGCCGACAGATCGCCGGCGGCGACGGTGCCGGTGCTCGACGCCGGGACGGCCGCCGACTCATTGGTCAGGAAGCCGACGATCGCGCTCGTGCCGTTGATGCCGTCCTTGCCGCCGGTGACTTTGACGAGAGTCATCTCGTCGTAATAGTTGGTGCCGCCGACGGTCATCTGCACGCGGTAGGTGCGCGAAGCGGTGAAGGCGGTGCCGGACGCCACGGCAAGCGTCGCGGCGGTGCTGCCGGCGGCGACCCAAGCCGAGCCGTCCCAGTATTGCCAGAGGTACGCGGCGGTGCCTGGACCGTACTGCGTCGCGGTCAGCGTGATCGAGGCTGGTGCGAAGGTGCCGGCGCTGTCGCCGCGCGAGTAGACTTGGCCGGCGCCGCCGTTCGAGATTTCGACCCAGACGGCCGTGCCGTTGTTGCCATTCGTGCCGGCATAGCCGATGGCAGTAATGCCGGCGTTCGTCCAGTTGAAGCCTGTCGTGACGGCTGCGGCCGAGTCGATGACTTGCACGCGCGCCTTCCACAGGGTCATGCCTGGCGACGGCGCGGCGCCCGAGGTCAGTGCCCAGTTGGTCGGCGCGGCGCCGAATGACTGCGACGCCCAGGTCCAGGTTGGCGAGCCTACCGGCCCGGTGGGCAGGCTGGTGTCCCAGCGGTAGACAACGGCCTCGCCCGCCTGAACGCCGGTCGTGCCGTTGGCGCCGTTTTGGCTCCAGGCGGCGACGGTGCCGGCGGCGTAGTTGGTGACGCTGACGGTGGTCGTCGTGGCGCTGTTCGCCGCGGAGACCGGCGACGAGATCACGAACAGCTGCATGCCTGGCGTGCCCGGGTTCGCGTCGGGCGCGATCTTCCAGTTATCGGTGCCGGCATAGGCCGTGTTGACGCCGCTGGCCCAGGTAAAGGTGCTCGCGCCGTTCGGCTTGGCCGGCACGGCAGTGCTCCACTGGTACAGGAACGCCGTGTGGGTCTTGTTCGGGGTGACGCCGTCGGCGCCCTTGAACAGCGTCCAGACGTAGTCGGCCGCGTTGGTCGATTCGGTCGGCGAAGCCTGGTTGAAGGCCTGGCCGATGTAGCTCATGCCGGTCGGGCTGTCCTGCATGGCCGCGCCGCTGGACGAGTTCGAATACTTGGTCCAAGTGTAGCTGGAGCCGCCGTCCTTGGTGACATTGATGATGCGCTCGGTGCTGTAGGTCTTCCCGGCGTAGGTGACGCTGGCTGTCACCTTGACGAAAGAGCCGGTCACACTCGAATAGGCAAGCTGGGCGTTGGCGTTGTTGACGCCGCCGACGCCGGTGATCGTGCCGTTCTGGGCGGCCCAGGTCACCGGCCCGCGCAGGCCGATGAAGGTCGCGGTCAGGTCGATGATGGCCACGGCCGGCACGTTCGCAGCGCTGACCTGGAAGGTCTCGGCGCTGGGCGTGATGACGACCTTGTAGCCGCCGGTGTCGGTCAGGCGCGCGACGGCGTTCTCGAGCAACGCGTCGCGGTCGTTCAGGGAAGGAAACGTCACACGATCACCTGCATCACAACTTTGCGATTTTGCCAATCAGGCTTGAACCCGATAACCATACCTTCGACCCCTTCGGACAACGAAAAACGCGAACTGAAAAGCCGCACACTAGATCCAAGCTCGAACTGCAGACAGGGCGCTTCGCCGGTGAATTCGAACACCGTGCGCTGAACCTTGTAGAGGTTGCGCTGGCGCAGCGCCTCGACTGCTGCGTCGACCCGGCGCATCAGATAACCGTTCTGCTGGGTTGGGTCGGCGCTGAGCTTGTAAAGAGATTGCACTGTGGCATCAACCGATGTTTCCGTCAAGAACTCTGTGGCGTAAAGGTCGATATGCTCGGCCGGCAGCGACGTCTGCAGCCCCTCCTGGACCGTCCAGTTTTTGGCGAAGCCCAGCTTCACGGCCGGGGCCACTTCCGGGCGCTCGGCGATGCGCAAGGTGCTGCGCCCGTTGGTCTCCTGTGCGATCCAGGTTTCCGGGATGTCTACGATTGGGCCTGGCGGCGGCAGCTGCACCTGCAGCAGGCGCAGTTTGCCGTCACGCGTCGGGACGAGCTGGGCGCCCACCGACGCGGCGATGTCCTGGCAGGCCGAGCTGGTGTTGGTGCGGCCGTCAACGTTGTAGCCGATCAGGTACGGCACGCGGGCGTCGAAGGTGTCGAAGCTGGTACGGTCGATCTCGGCTGCGGAGAAGCGCGTGTTGACGTTGCCGTAGGTCGTGACCAGGCGCTCGATGACATCGGCGATCGTGCTGACGTAGACGCCGCCGGTCTCGTCGCCCATGACGCTGCAGGTGATCGTGCCCACCGGCGCCTGGGTCAGCTTGAACTGGCCGATCAGCGGGTAGGGGATGAAGCCGACCGGAACACCGTTGTCGCGCACCTCGCTGATCTGGCGCACCCGGCCCAGGCTCACCCGGTAGGTCAGGTCTGCCTCGGACTCGAGCAGCGGCGTCATGTTGTGCACCTCGCCGAACGGCAACGGCAGCACCTCGTCCTTGTTGGTCGTGGCGCCGCCCAGCTTGACCTCGGTCACCGGCATGTTCAGGCGATCCATCTTGTCGCGCAGCTTGATGTTCAGGACGTCCCGATCGCGGCTGTCAAGGTTGCTGGCCGCCTGGCCGGCGAACACCAGCTTGAAGCTGCCGGCGTCCCAGAGCAGATCGCCGAAGTACATCTCGACCGGGCAGTTGCTCCAGACGTAATTGAGCCAGCCGTCGCGTGAGCCGTCGACGTTGTCGATCTCGATGTCGCCGGCGGACAGCTTGCCGGCCCCGCCCTGGAGCGCCAGACTTTCCTGCACCGCGGACCCAAGCCGGCAGATGCCCGGGTAGTGGGTTTGTGTCGGCGCGCCAGTGGCGGCGATCGGGAAGGTGCGCGTGCCCATCGTGATCAGGGTCGGCACGCCGTTGATCAGCGGCCAGGCCTTGATCAGCAGCACCGGCTTCGCGGACGGGTCCTGGAGCCAGGCCAGATAGTCGGCGGCGCCGATTACTGCGCCGTCGGGTTCGCCGATTGTGGCGCTGGGTTGGTCAGAAAGAATCATCGTTCGTATGCCTCATTGCGGTGTTCCCATTGGCGGTTGTTGTTGCGCTCGCGCAGCGCCTCGGCCTGCGCCTCGGCGGCGCGGCGGATCTCTTCGGCGTTGCTGTTGATTGCGTCCTGCGCTTCCTGGGCCTGCTGTTCGCGCCACTGGCGGGTCTGTTCGACCTGGTCGATCATGATCCCCACCAGGGCGTCGGACTTGCCTTCACGCTCGTAGTAGCCGTAGATCGGGCCGGCCGTCGAGGTTTGGGTGCCAGGTGGCGGTGCGGCGGCGGCCGCCTGCGCCGCCAGGTACTCGGCCTGCTTAGCTGCGAAATTGGCCAGCTCTTGCGCGACGGTGCCGATCTTCTCGTCGATGCTGACCAAGTGCTCGACCTGCGTCTTGAGCGCGTCCAGGCTGGCCTTGGCCACATCAACCTCGCGACGAGCCCAAGCCTCGTTCGCTTCGGTGTCCTGCAGCACGCCGTCGAAGTCGCGGGTGTAGTTGGCGCCGGAGGCGTTGGCCACGCGCGACGCGTCCAGGAGGGCTTCGGCCACCGATTGGTAGGCGTCCTGGGCCTTCGTGTCGCCGCCGCGCGCCGCTGCCAGCGTCTCTTCGTACTTGGCCTGGGCCGCGGCGTATTTCTGCTGCGGCGTCAGGGTCGACTTGTCGCCCATGATCAGGTTGTTGCGGAACTCCTTCCAGCTGTCAGCCAGGCCGTTGATACGGTCGATGGTCGCCTCGATGGAGGACTTCTCCTGGTCATAGGCCTCGCTGATGCGATCGCGCGCCTCGGCCACAGCCTTGGCGGCCTGCAGCTGGTCGTAGAGCGCGCGGTTGGTGGCGTCCAGCTCGTTGCGCTCCTTCGCCCGCAGCTCGGCCTGCGTCATCATCAGATCGTCGATTTCGTCGCGCAGGTCCTTCGCCTGGTCGGCCACCTCGCCGGCCGCGTCGGCGACTTCCTTGAGCGCTGGCGCGACCTGCATCAGGGTGGCGTAGGCACGCGCACCGTACTCGGACGTCACGTCCAGGCTCTCGACGAACTTGCGCAGCTGCATCATCGCGTCTGGCGCGGAGGCGTTCACGCCATAGCCGGCCAATGTCGGTGCGATGCGTGCGCGCAGTTTTTCACGCTGCTCGGCCTCGGTGTAGAAATTCTCCAGGAAGAACTGGCCCTGCGAGACGAATTCTTCCAGGCCGCCCGACAGCTCGATCAGGCGGGCGCGCGCTTCCAGCGACGCCATGCCGATCTGGCCGAACGTCTTGCCGAACGACTGGAACACCACGTCGATGGTCGCGTATTCCTGCGCCATGCGTGTGAGGGTCTCAAGTGGGCCTTCGCCGATCTTGGCGAATTTCTCCATGCCCTGGACGGTCCAGGAGGCCATGTCGTCACCCAGCTTCGAGAACACGGACTCGAGCTCTTGCTGGATCTCGTCAGCGTCCATGTCCTTCAGGCTGATCTTGCCGATGTCGACGGAGAAGGCGTTCAGGCGCGCCTCCAGCTCGCCGCCGGCGATACCGAGAATGCTGCCGGCGGCCATGATGCCGTCGGCCATCGAAGTGATGACCTGGGTGAACTGGCGATTGGCGTCGGCGCCGAGGCCGTCGAGCTGCGTGCTGTGCTTGTCACTGCGGAACCAGCCACCGTCTTTTTTGATGTCGGCGAACTGATAGCCGGAAACGCCGCCCTGACGAATGCCGCCCAGGCTATCCCGGGCCATGGTGAACCCGGTATCCTCGACCGTCTGCTTGCCGCCGAAGATTTTGGCGCCGAGCTTGCCGAGGGTTTTGCCGAAGACGGCGCCGAGGAGAGCGCCGGCCAGCATCCCAATCGGGCCGCCGAGCATGCCCAACATCGTGCTCGACGACGAGCCGATGACGCCCATCGTCATGGCACCGCCGATCGCACCGCCGGCTAGGCCACCACCGACTGCTCCGCCCAACATACCAATGCCCGGCAGAACCTTGGCGCCAAACCCGGACTTGTTCAGGCCTTCGTAGCCTTCGCCGGTCAAGCCGGAGTTGCGGACGATCAGCGCAGCGAAATTGCCTATCGAATTCTGGATGCCGCGCAGTGCGTCGAGCATGCTGGTGCTGACCGACAGGCCCTGGTAGGTATTGCTCTCGATGCGATCGAGCGCACGGCTGATCGACTCCGATTTCGCTTTCGGGCTGCCCAGCACCGTGCCGGTGCCTTGCTTTTCCTGGCGCTCTTCGGAGATCGACTTGCCTTTCCCGCCGCCACCCGAGACGACCACGCCGATCGCTGCGAGCATCGCAGCGACAGCAGCGAAGGCCGCCAGGTTGGCAGGGAACGGGGCAGCCAGTGCCGAGGCAAGCGCCGAGACGCCGTACGCGGTCTGCTTGGTGCCCTCAGCTGCCAGCGTGACTGGAACAGTGCTGACCACGGCAGCATTCTCCAGCGCCGCGCCGGTGACCTTGGCGGTGGTAACCGTCTGGGTGGCGAATAGCTGCGTGGCCATCGACTTGATGGCCAGGACCATCTCGGCCGCGCGGAAGATGTTCTGCACCTTCGTCAGCGCCTCGTAGCCTCGCGAGTTTTCGCTGAAGAAGCCCTTCGCGGCGCCGGCCATGTCGCCGTACGAGCGCACCTGGTTTGCGGCCAGATCCTCGGTCGCCTTCTTCTGCAGCTCGATCGTCTTGGTCGGGTCCTTGGCGGTATCGCGCGCAAGGTTCGCCTGGATTTCCTTCTGCTTGGCGAAGTAAGAGGCGGTGGCGGTGAACAGCTGGCCGGCAGCCTTGCCGCCCTTGCCGAAGGCATCGCCCAGCGACTTCTCGATCGCCTTGCCGACGGTGACCCACACGCTGCGGGTGCGCGCGGCGGCGGCGTCGATCTCCGCCAGAGCCTTGGACGCGCCGCGCTTCTCGTCCGGCGTCACGGCGTTGGCCTGCATCTCGCGCTGCTTGGCGATCAGGCCAGGCAGGGCAGCTTCCAGCGCCTTCTCAGCTGCCAGGGCGTTCGTGAACATCGCACCGATGCTGCCGCCTTCGCCGTCGCTCTGCATACGGTCCAGGATCTGGTCGAGCTCGGTGAAGCCGGCCTTGAACTGGTCAGCAAGCTGCTTGCCGAGCGCGGTGCGGCGCCCTTCCGTCTCCATGCGGGTGAGCATGAGCAGGTAGTTGGCCAGGACGTCACGGCGTCCTGCATCCTCTTCGAACGCCCAGTCGGAGATGGTGCGGCGGACGGTCTCGCCGTACTTGGTTTCGTACTCCAGGTTGAAAGCGTCGACCAGCTGGCCGCGATCGGCCAGCGCCTTGGCTTCAGCTGCGACGGTCTCCTGCTGCATGCGGGCGATGGCGGTGCGGGTACGGTCAGCTGCTTCTTGCTGCTCATAGCCGATCGTGGCGCGCGCCACCGTGCCGCGGTTCTGGTACTCCTGCATGCGTGCGGCTTTGTTTTTGGCGTCAGCCAGCTCGTACTGACGCTGTGCCACGCTGACCGCCTTGTTTTCCAGGTCGATCTTCGACTGCAGCTCGCGCTGGATCAGCTGCAGATCGCCGATCTCGCCGCGGGCATATTCACCGCGGGCACTGCTGACCTCGCTCTGGGAGCGCAGGCGCGCCAGCTGCATCTCAAGGTCCAGGCGCTTCAGGGCGGCCGCCAGTTCGGCGTTCTCCGTTTTTGCGTCAGGCTTGGCTGCGCGCGCAGACAGCACCGAGTTGTACTGCTGCTCAATGGCCAGCAGCTCGATCTTCGCCTGCTTGGTGTCGATCGTACCGGCCTTGAGCTTCTCCCCCAAGTCGACAGCCGTCAGCGCGACGGCGCGCGACTTTTCATTGCCCATCGGGTCGAGGGCGACCTTGCTGCCGGCCAGCGTCTGCTCGACCTGCCCCTTCTTCACCATTGCGTCGATCTGGTCCAGGACCGCAGCCTTTTCTTTGCGGTGGCCTTCCAGCGACTGGTCGACGGCCAGCGATTCGGCAGCTGCCGTCATCTTCCACAGCGTTGCCTTGTCGGCAGCCTGCTTTTTCTCCAGCGCGCTCAGGCGCAAGGTGCTGCCCATCGCCAGGTTGTCCTTCTGCAGGCCTGTGGCGATCTCCTCCTTGAGCAGGTCGATCTGGGTCTGGCGGTTGGTGATATTGGTCGAGAGCTTGCTGGTAGCGTCGACGTCGACCGGGTCGACCTTCTTGTCGAACCGTTGGGTCTCCGGATTCCAAGCTTTGTTGCGCTCCTTGAGCGCTTCGGTCTCGCGCTCGATGTACTCGATGTTCGCCTGGATCGAGTTACGCATGCGCGTGTCAGCCTTCTCGACATCGCTGGTCGTGGAGATGAAGATTTGCCAGACAGCGACAGCGGCAGCCACGGCCAGGCCGATCCAGCCGAGGGAGGCATTCAGCAGCGCCATGCGCGCGGCCAGGGTCTGGGTAGCGGTGGCGGCGGCAAGCGACGCGGTGCTGTAGGTGCCGAGCATCGTGGCGATGCCGCCTACCATGCGCATCGCAACCAGGCCGGCCACGGCCACAGCGATCACGCCGGAGAATTCGATTACCGTCTTCACCACGCGCAAGGTGGCGTCGCCCATGGCCGTCAGCAGCTTGACGGTGCCGTCGCTGCGCGCGATTTCCGCCAGGTGCATGGTCAGTTCCTGCAGCGCCGGCGACGAGCTGGCGAATGCACGGTTGAGCGAGTCGCTCGCGCTGTTGGCAAGCCGCTTGAACGCGCCGGTGGTGCTGTCTTCGAGCGTGGCGACCGCGCGGCCCATGTAGCCGGTGGCGTTGCCGGCTTCATCGATCTTGCGCATGTACAGGTCGAGGTTCTCGATGATGGTCGAGGCCGCTTTCTGGCCGCGCACCGTGAAGATGTCGCCCAGGATGTCGGCGCGCGCCGGCGCATTGAATTGGCTCAGCTTCGTGCGCAGCTCGGTGAGCAGCTGGGTCGAGTTCTTCAGCCCGCCCATGCCATCGTCTGTTGAGATGCCCAGCTCTTTCAGTGCTGCGGCCGCCTGCTTCGTTGGCGAGTACAGATTCGTCAACATGTTGGTGTAGGCCGTACCAGCTGCCGAGCCAGTCACGTTGATCTTGGCCAGCACGCCCAGCGCGGCGGCCGTTTCCTCGATCGTCGAGCCGTAGACAGCAGCGACCGTCGAGGCCTGCCGCATCGACTCGGTCATGGCCGCCACCGAAGTGTTCGACGTGGCCGCGGCCTGGGCGAAGATGTCGCCGACCTTGTCGATGTCCTGCAGCTTCATGCCGAAGGCGCTGAGCGTACCGGTGGCCGAGAGCGCGGCGTTAGCCACGCTCAGCTCGCCGATCACGGCAAGGTTCAGCACCGACGGCAGCGCCTGCAGCGACTCGGTGGCGTTCAGGCCGTTCTGCGCGAGTGCGCGCATACCTTCCGCGGCCTCCTTGACGGAGACGACAGTGGCGTCGGTGATCTTCAGGAAGCTGTCCAGGTTGACGTTGCCGCCGCCCAGCGCCTGCACGAACTTGAGCTGGTACTCAACGTCCCGGCCCGACTCGACTACAGCCTTGAGCGAGGCGGAGATGGCGGCGCCGGCGGCGAGCGGCACCAGAGAGCCGTAGGTCAGCCACAAGCCGCCGAGCGAGCCGGTCAAGCCGCGGGCGAGGCTGTGGGCCTCACGCATGGCTTCGTTGTGGGCCTGGACCCCGCCGCGCGAGCCGGCAGTGGCCCGCTGCAGCGCTTCATGTGCGGCCGTCAGCGCGCGAATGTCGGCAGAAGCCGCCGCACTGCCGTATTTCTCGACCGCGTTGCCGCCCTGGCTGGCGTAGACCGCAGCCTTCTGCGCCGTGCCTAGCGCGGCCGTGGGGCCGGACGTCAGGAAATTGGTGTTGAGGGTGCGCTGGCGTTCAGCTGCGCCGGCAGCGTCGGCTGCCGCGCGCTGGCGCATGGCGTGCAGTTCAACGTCACGTGCGCGCTCGATCGCGATCTGGCGCGCCACGCCAGCTTCCTGCGTGGCCAGCGTCTGCTTCCACCACGACTCGTAGTCGCTGCGC